CGTTAACAAACCGGCTCAGACCGGAAGGACGGCCCCCATGCCCCTCCACATCACACTCGCGGCACGCGGTCCAGCGTCCAAGGCGTATACACTGAACTCGCTCTTGCCCCTGGCCCACAACGTCATCCGGCGCGGATACGACGCGTCGGAACCGCTGACGGTCGGCGTCGACGATGGTACGGGTACCTGCCCGGTCGGCTTGATCAGGTCTCTCATCGGCGCGCATCTGACCGACAAGGGCGAGCCGAAGTCCCTGCCCCTGCCGGAAGTGGCAGACGGGGACGTGCTCCGGAAGCACGGTGACGAGGTGCCCACGCGCGTCCCGGCCCTCGTGGCCCTCGAGCGTCTGGAGCACATGCCGGACGAGTGGTACGGCCTGACCGGTCGAGTGGTCGACGGTGCACGTAGGACATGCTCCGTTGTGCTCGCCTACGCGCTGACCGGCCGGTGGATCCAGCCGGCCATTTGCGAGACCACTGAGACAGGTCTTGCGGTGTCAGTCGCTAAGAACATCGCTAAAACCTTATGTGTCAGACAGGATTGGGAGGGCGCGGCCCGTGCGCTTGTGCTGGACGCAGCCACGCCCTCGCCGCTGACGATGTCCTACGTCATGAAGACTCTTGGTCTCAACCATGGTGCAGCAACGGCGATCAAGGACGCGGTGATCTTGCTGCGCCGCTTCCCGGCCGTGCAGATCGGTGGAATGAAAGTGTCGAAAGAGTGGCGCGCTGGCCTCGTCCAAGCAAAAAATGCCGACGCCGACAAGGCCCAGCGCATCATTGACGCCATCACTACGTCGAGCAAGGATGTCACGCTTGCAAAGGTGACTGATTACCTGGCTGAGCAACCTGGCGCATTCGCGAAGCGCCTCTGCGATGCCATCAGAGCCGATGATTGGGAGGAAGTGAAGTCCACCCTGTCGTCAGTCTGCAAGGTCTAGTCGAGCACAGGCAAGGGCACAATGGTGCCCTTGCCCATTGGTGGGTGGTTTGGACCACCCACCAATGGGCAATAACGCCCGAGGAGTCACTATGGACCTGAAAGTAGCAACGCCAGGCATGAACCTGGCCTCAGTCAGCTCCCTCCGCCTGGGGAATGACCCGGCTGAGGCGGGCATCCTCGCCGTGCAGCATGCGAGCGTGCTGCGGAGGGACCTGCTGGACGCCCTGGCGGCGGGTCAGCCCGTGCACCAGCTGGTGAAGCGTCTCACCAAGACCAACGCGCTCGCTGCAAAATGTATGCGCCTGTCTGGAGCGAATATCGCCTGGCACTAGCAGGGCGCAAGCGCCCTGCCCATTGGTACGCGTACCAGACGTGTACCAATGGGCAATAACGCCCGCAGACCCATAGGGTCAGGAGTCATCCATTAGTTATCTCGAAGAGGCCGGTGACAAATTGTCCGACATGCTTCCTAGGGTGTTTTTTTTGCCAAACAGCCATAAATCGCAGGTAGACGCTCCGCACCCTCGCCGGGCAGCCCGGCGAGGGTATTTGCGTCTATAGGCATGCCTCTGCCATACAAAATCACCTCGCCGGGTGCCCGGCGAGGTGATTTAGGTTTGATAAACGAGGCAAATCGCGATTTTGGGCATCCAATGGCAGTTGCGTGGAGCCAACACGCCAGAGCCAAGAGTAGATATCCGGTATCATAGCCTTCCGCAGCAAATGCCTTCCGCAGCAAATGCCTTCCGCAGCAAATGCCTTCCGCAGCAAATGCCTTCCGCAGCAAATGCCTTCCGCAGCAAATGCCATCACCACTAGGCACAACATACCATATCATATCTCAAGACTGACACTTATTGTCACCATATCTACCTATACCTATACGTGCCACATGACCGAATCTTTAATTTCATGGAATCGCCCCGTACAGCCCACTTCGCGCCGGACATGCAATGCCACTCTGAGCCCGTAATCCAGGCCACACGCAAGGGAAAATGCCCTTTAGACGCTACTTGCAACCGTCGGCCGAGCCCTGGCACCTACTGGACGATTTGGGTCAATTCGCAAGCCACAAATACCGCGCAAGTTAAATGCTCTACTGGACTTAGACCGTCTGGAGCATCTTGGAGCATTTAAAAGTCATATGTCCCTGCTCCCACAGGACTTGGACGGTCTAGAGCATTTCTACTCCCAAGTCTACACCAGATAAATAAAAACAATTTTTTTTCCTATATCGCACACATAAAAATCATCAATCAATCAAATCAATAATAAAAGAGAGGCACCCCCTTGCAATTACAGGACTTATGACTTCTGGACGGATTCCCCGCCCCAAATCCTAATCATCAATCCATCCAACCCGAGTCCTGGCAAGGACTTACGCCGAATGGTCATGTCGCTGGCCCCGAGTATTAGGGCAAGCGTCAATGTACATTTACAATCCGCCCTCACTGGCTGAGAATGCCCAGCAACCCGCAAAACAAGCTCGCCCAGCCTACATAATAGGCTGGGCGAGCTAGGGTACGGTCCAAAATAAGTTCGCTGTAGCGAGCTCTTGGCTATAGTAGTCACAACTCTAGTTCCAACAATGCTTTACGTCAGTCATGAACTACTAAGGCACTTCTCATGACTACCAACGAAGCACCTAAAACGCGGCATAACTCTGGTCAAGCCAAGGCTTTACACCAACTAATCAAGCATAGTCGCACCCGACTAATAAGTGCCCAGGCACTACTTTTGCTAGACTAAATCATGCCTAATCTACATTACCCTCCCGTATGCAGAATCACTGGGCAGCTCCCATTCCCAGAGTCTGGTATACCGCTCAATAAGCGCCCCTAAATCCGATGTCATCTTTCTTTTATACAGCACACTTTCTATCGGAGCCCCGTCACAACATAGCATCAGGTCCACCATCAAAAGTTGGGCACTCTCCAGCGCACCGTAGGTCTCAAGCTGCAAATCGTACCCACCCAACCCGGTGCCAGGCACTGACGAAACCTTCCCCGATGAGCGGTACACGTACCCATCTTTTGGGTAGGGACGTTTCTTGGCCATGAATCCAGACAGCTTAGCATCCACCACCACACGGCCCTCAGGCGTCTCAGCCATCAAATCATACTTGCCCACTACGGGTACACCGCCCAGCATCCGCGGCTCAGGGTTATCCACAACCGATACACCTGTCCACTTCACGACTGACGCTGGCAACACCGAATGCGTCCGCCAAAATTCAAACACACCCTGATATCGCGCATCACAAGGTGTCGTATCCCCACTCATGGCGTTCTTCCACACCAAATCCCAATCCCGACCGGCCAACATGGCCGGTGTTGGTGCCATCCGCTCCTTGAGTATATACTGGCGGTACCAATCGCCCGGATCCTCTTCCCAACGCGACAGCGACGAGGGCGACAAGTATGCTAGAACATCGCGCACTTTCACGGCATAGCTCCTAACAGTCGCGGCTCAACCCGCGCCCCGCCTACCTGACGGAAGCCCACCACAACATTTTGACCTATCCAATCAGTGCGTCGGCGGTCGTCATCGCTCAGCCCTGTCCCAACGGTGATCGTCCCGCCAGATGCGAACCGCACACTGAGACTGCCAATCATCCCCGTCAGCCGCCCCTCCCCATCGTTCGTCCCCACCACAACCCCTTCCTCTGAATCCGTAGCCTTGATCTTTAGTACCCATCGCCCACGTCCAGCCCGATAAATCCCATCATCGCGGAGGATCACGCCCTCCCCGCCACGCGCCACAACGCCCCTGTAGAGCGATTCAACCACGGGTCGGTCACCGGGCATCACGACCCGCTCCTGAGCCACCAGGCCAGGGTGTCCCGCCAGCACCTTCAACCTCTCACTGAATCCGCCACGGTGCAGAGGGGCATCGAACACCCTATATTGTATGGCACCCCACCTGTGGTCTGGCCGAGCGCGCCGCGTGATACTCAATATCTGGTGTAGCGTCAGGCCAGGTGCCCACAGTTCACCGTCCAGCCCCAGGTCCGAACAGACACACCAACGGGTCAGCCAATCAGCTGGCGCGTGAATGCGATTGCCCAGCCGACTATAGAGCGCCAAACCATCCCACAGGGCACGCATGCCATCCAACTTCTCTGATGCCCACCACACCCCTGAACTGGGCCACCGCCCGTCCATGTCCATACCTAAGGTCGGCACAATCATATCAATCTCCTGGCCCGTCGGGCCAATGCGGCACCGCATAAGGATACAGTACCTGGTGAGACACCCAATCGCTCAGCTACTTCCCCGTCCGTGAGCCCCTCTAACCTACCGGCTACGAGGGCCGCTTCCCGGCTGGTCAACTGCAACGCACCCAGAATCGAATCCGTATCGTCGATCATCACCTGATCGCCGGCAGGCACGTCACACGTCACCTGACGCCCACCACGGCGCAGCCAATCCAGCCCAACGCCACGCATCGTGACGGCCACGTACCGTGCGGATATGGGCAGCTCACGCCCCGATAGGCGCTCCATGGCGATATCGAACATCAGCCCACAGATATCTGGATCGCGAGACATAGCTTGAGCCATCCAATACACGGCGACCAGCAGATCCTCCTGAGTCCGAGCGGCTTCGACCATCCTATTAGCCTCACAGAGGCTTGGAGTGCCCATGATAATGGATCCCCCATGCCGACGACGTATCGGCCGCACGGTGTGACATATTGTATCGTTGATCGAGCACGACACCGCCCATCGAGTAGAATGCCCAGGAGGCAGCAATCTCATCTCGCCAGGGTTCAGCCGGGACCAGAGTCATGGCCCACACAAATTGGTCCAAGAACCGACCTCCCATCCCAGGCCCGCACACGATCAGACCAGAGTTAAGCTCCTCTCGACCGCCCAAGCAATCATACTTTCGCCCACCGATATCCGCACACATGCCCACCGTCGAGCACTCGGGCACCGGACACGGCTGCTGCATGATGATGTCACAATCCATCCCAATCATGCCCCTGGCCACAGCCTGGGCCTTGAGCCACCCTGCACGCCCCAGCCCTGAATATGGTGATGTGGGCATCATCATGGCCTGCCCGCTCCACAAAGGATCATCGGATACCAAACACCAATCCCAGCCGGCCGTCTTCATCCCGCGGATCCAGGGCTCAACATTGAACTTGCCCCAGACTACTCCTGCTACGGTGCCCATACGTACTTCTCCTGTGACCGGATCCAACGGATCAGAGCCTGGACTTCGCACCTCTGTTCGGCTGTGCAATACTGTGCCCACGGTACGGGTCCGGTCTTGGCTAGCCACTCCTTGATGCTGAATATCTGGCATCCGACGGCCACGACACCCGGTTCGATGAGGTTGGCCAGCCACTTCACACACGGTACCGATATCGCCCATCCGACGAGATGCCCAGATCGGACACATGCATTACCATAGATCCGTGCACCACCACTGATCCATGCATCCCCACTGATCCGTGCATTACCATAGATCCGTACACCACCACTGATCCATGCATCCCCACTGATCCGTGCATTGCCACTGACATGTGCATCACCAAAGATCCATGCATCGCCACTGATCTGTGCACCACCACTGACATGTGCATCACCACTGATCCGTGCATTGCCACTGATCTGTGCATTGCCACTGATCCGTGCCGACCCCTCGATACGTACGTTCGGTTCTCCATCGGGATGCCACCATCCGTGCGGAGACTCCCAGGGTCCAGTGCAGGCTACGCGCTGCATCACCATGACTCACCCCGCCCTGGACGTGTAGCCTCGATAGGCTGGAACCTACGAACCAACCAAGCCGCGTGCAACTCGCGGAAGTACTCCATACGATTCGCGGGGATCCTGGCCTTGACCCGGCCATCAGGATTCACGATATCTGCACATCCACGTGTCGCCGCGATACCCAATATCACGTCACGGCCTGCGGGCCAAGCCCGCGCTTCGGTACGGGAGAGCGTATATTCAGACACGAGTCACCTCCATGACGCAAGTATTGCGCTCGTCGAGCTTGCACTCGGCGTGGACTCGCTCACCTCGCGCAAGCGAGGTGATGACGGCCCACGCGCGCGGGCTGAACCGCTCAGCCAGCCCATTGGCTGCCACAGGGGCGCCTAAGGGCCAGTCACCGCGAAGGGTCTTGTCCTTATCGGACACAGGGGTGATGAGATACATACGTCCTCCAAAGTGAGTATGGGCCTAACCATACTGACTCGGCTGGGCCAACGGAGTGCGTTGGCCGGGTCGCGTCAGTGTCGCTATGGGACAGTGTGTATACACGGGGAGGGACTCGAACCCTCATGTCCGAAGACGGGAGAACCTAAATCTCCTGCGTAAGCCAATTCCGCCACCCGTGCGTGGCCGGCCCTTACGGGCCGGCATCAGGTGGTCATAACCTGACTCCCCGATCCCACAGTTTGGCCGCCAGGGATTTGTAGTGTGAATCAGGACGGGCGACCGGTTGGGGCACTGGTTCAAGGTTCAAGAGTTCATTCCTCAAACGCTTGGCCTCATCCCTACACCGTACGTGGTACTTGATGTTTGGCCGGTCGCACCGGACAGGCCGTCCACAGACCACGCAGATAACGGTCCTCATGACACACTCTTCAACACGCCACCCTCGATCACGACATTGGCGTACCAACGATGAGGTTGTGGGTAGTGCGGGCCGGATATCGCGTATCGTCCCGTGGTATGATCCTCACGACCGAACGGCGTCAGCGTATATGCTGTCACACGTTGACCTATCAGCTCGCGCAGGGCTTTCTTGGTGGGTGGGTTGGATGCGATGTAGGTGGTCATATGGCGCTCCGAGCGATGATTGTGTAGTCGTCCGAGTACCCGGCCGGGCCGATAGCCTTGAGGCCATCAGTCTGTATCCAGTGCGTAGGCGTCGAGGCTAGCGCACCTTTCCACCACCCGCCGCCGAGTTCTTCGGTCAGTACGACCGGCCCGGCAGCGATGGTCAGCCATCTACCGGGTCCAAGCTGCACGTGCTTGAGGTCACGGTCATGGATCCAGCCCGGCTTGATTTCGGATATCAAGCGCGCAGCCAAAGGACCCGTCACCCTGGACCCATACCGTTCCAGCCAGTAGATCAGGGAGTGCATGCCGCCCTCACGATCTGCCGTGGCACGTGCTCCAGGCGCGTGGAGCGGTGGATGACCGTGCCGGTCTCGCCCAAGAGGTACTCGTACCCATTGTCGGCCGGGACGGCCAGGATGGTGTCCCGCGCTATGCGGGACTGATAGGCCCAGACCAGAGGTCTGGTGCCGTTGTCGGTGTGGACGACCATGGTCGTCTCCTCGCGTTTGGCTGCGTGCCTCCGGCTACCTGCCGGTCGGTTTGTAGGTGTCAACCTTGATTACCGTGTTGTTCCAGATCATGGACACAGAGTTCGGTACCCGAACCAGCTTCGGGTGTGCGTCACACAAGGTACGCGCAATCGGACGGCTGGTCTTCAAGCACCTGGCTATCTCGGCCACAGTCTGGCAGCCGCTGCGTACACAGGTCAGCAGGTAGTTGTCGACCGGATGCATAGAGCGTCCTTAGGATGTGAGCCAGGCCATCACGGGCCTTGCCCTTAGGGAGACAGGTGTGAGCCAGGGTCCAGCGACCGCTAGTGTTGGTCCACGTACCTCTGCGGCCGCAGACGCGGCAGGTTGGTCTTCGAGGTTTGAAGTCTGGATCCGTTAGGTGCCGTTCCATGTAGTCGTCAAGGTAGTCGAATGGCAAGTAGTCTTCAGCGGCCATGTTGCACCACCCGTGTGGCCGCGTAGCACACTGCCCAGCACCCGATACCAGATATCCACCACGGGATTCCGCACCAGGTGAAGACTAGAGCTGCCGGAAGGCAGCTGATACCGGATATCACGGCAACCATATAGCCTCCTGATACGTATCAGAAATGTGGATAAGTGAACGGTCGCCCACAATGGGCGGCCCTGGCGCGGCCCTGGCGCGGCCCTGGCGCGGCCGATAGCCTGCGGCTGGACGCATGGTTGCGACAGGGCGCCCAGGCTCCACCTACACTTGCCACCGGCCGGGATGGTGTGTGACACGCCTACGGCTTGGCATGCTACTTGCTATAGCAAACGCCGTGCCAATTAGGTTGGCCCGGCGTTTGTTAACTGCCGTTAACTAACGAGTCTTCCGATACATATCAGGATCAGCATTAGCACGAAAGGTGCCACCACGATACCAATACCTATCTTCATAGTCAGGACAATGAATCTCATATGCCTGAGCATTTCTTGTTCATACCTTTCCACAGGCCCTCCCCAAGACCCACGCTTCCTGAACGTTATAGCCGGCCAACGCGGTCGGCTTATCGAACATTGGGTCCAACACGTCGTGGCCGTCGAAGGCTACCGCGTGATACTTGGTATCAAGCGTACAGATCAGGATCGCTCGCCGCTTCGTTATAGCGTGCAAGAACCGACGGACAGGCTCCTTATAGAGGTCTCTGCCTTCCAGCATCGGGCGCGTCTCTACGACATAGAAGCACTTGCCCGCTTGATGAGCAAAGTCCTGGCAATCCGTGAGCAGTAGCCCACGATACTTGAGGTTCCCAGCTAGATCAGGGAACCAGATATCAAGGTCGTCCACGCCCAAGACCTCTAGAATACGTTCGGGCGTGGAGTCCATGACCATGGCGAGGCTATACAGCACACACCTGGGTTCAGTCGTGGTTAGGTGTCTCACGCATCCTCCAATAATGATTCAGGTATCTCGATCACCGTGTCAGCTACAGCCCGTAGCTCACGGGATACTCCACACGCCAACACTACCACCACCGATCCCATGTCCCGCAAGCGCCGCACAGCAGGAGCCATATCGCCATCGGCGGACCCCAGCACAATCTTACCCATGCGTGGCGCCAGCATATCGTCGTACATTCCAACATCCCAATCGGCTTTCTGCTTGCCATTGCGGAATGTCTTAAGGTGCTTGAACTTGGTTTCCCAGCCCTGCTTCTGGAGGGCGTGGATGAATGCTTTGGCCTCGGCGCCCGAGTAGGCTCCGTAGGCTACACACCTAGTCAAGGTGCCTAGGTCGAGGCAGAACTCCCTATATTTGGAGTAGTCCAGGTGCCTACCGAACCGTTTGCGCAGACAATAATACATATTTGAGACATCAACGTAGATTCCTAGTTGCATACCTCCCCACTATTAGAAAAAGTACAGAGCCTAATATCGCCCAAAGGGCTCCCCATCGCAGCATGATACACAATATCGGCCATAGTAGCAGGCCTACCGACGCTCCAATAGCAGACACGCAACGCCAACCGGATCGATCAGCTCTCGTGCCCATTCGACTGCTTGGAGAGCCGCGCTGCTGGGTGTCTGTATCCAATCGTGGTTCCTACAGAATAGAAGTCCCTCCGCCCACAGTATGTCCATATCGGTAGTATGGATGTCAGGATCCTTGAGATCGACGCCGTACTTGAGTTCCACCATTCGGTCGATCCGATCTGTAAGATCGGCAATGTTGCATCTAGGCTTCACGTATGAGCAGATATCTCCGACGTAGGCTTCGTGGAAATCATGGCACAGTCCCTCCAGACCAATCATCTTCCAACATGCCAATGAATGTTGCAAGACAGTCCAAGGCACGATAGTGTGACCGTTGAAGCGCACTTGCCGTGAGAGGGGGATGAGGATGTCATCTGTCTCAATGCGGTCGATAGCTTCAAGGTCAAACAGTCCGCCTGAGTAGGTAATCATTTCCATAGCTTGGCCAAAAGGCGCTTCTGCAAGCGTCCACTCGTTAGTAGTACGATAGCATGGCGGCAATCACGGCGTTCAAGTCCAGTCAACCGGAGCCGCTTGATGATCGCTTCTATGATACACAATATCTGGCTGCCGGCCTCCGTCAGACGAACAACTCGGAAACCATGTAGCAACTCAGCCAAATAGAGCCGGTCACTTAGTTGTCCGACGCGATGGCGTTGGGCAAGGTCGAGTAGTCTGAATAGGCAGTAGTATTCACGCAGGTCCATGTTTCCTCCAGCAGTCTAGGCACAGGAAGCGCTGTTTGTTATACACTTGCACATATTGATCGGCAGCGTACCCGCACCTGTCACAGTGCTTCCACGACCGTTGCTCATCGCAGGTGCAGGTCTCGCGTGGCTCGGTAGTTTGTGAGCCACACCGTGTGCAGCGATACACGGTATCAGTGACGATCATACTGCACAATACACTGCTATGGTCTTACCGTCCACAATATCGTCCCACCCAGCCCGAGTGATCTCACCATGGCGCTGATAGTAATAGATCACGTTTCCATGGCCCATTTCTCTGATCTGCTCCCTATTCAATGGCCCGACACGTTTCAGTAGCTTTGGCAATGTCTCTTTCTCCACTTGAGGTACAGGTACCAAAGGTGGGCGAGCAGGATCGAACTTGTGCACGTGGCGCTTACGAAGGCTGGCTAGGCCTCGTGTGGCTCCGAAGACGGAAGTTTTGCGGTACGTCATACGACACCCGCTGCATGCACTAAGCAGCCTCGCTGCAAGCAGACCGGACACTCTGTGATCGCCTCGTAGACGGAACCTTGCAAATAGTCGTGGACCTGGAAGGCTGCACGGAATGCTGATAGGAAGGCTTTGCCGTGGTCGTGGCTACGTAGGTCGCCGAGGTGGATAACAACTGCATTGCGCGATGCCGATATCTCATACGGGCCGAAGGCTTCGTCGCCATCGAAATCTGCCGCGAATGTGACAACAGTGCCATCCATGATCGTGGTGCGTTGTCGGTGTTTCATGCCGGCCTCCACAAGTAAGACAGCACTCCAGACGCACACATACGTTCCCACAGTTCGAGTGGCACGCGCGCTGGCCAACCAGTCTCTAGGCAAGTGATTATCACACGCCCGGTACCTGATTTACCAACAACTCGGCGAACCTGGTACTGGTAGACTACGCCCATATGCAATACTTGTACCGTGTCGCCAACTTTCGGAGCACTGTTGATACCAGCCTGGCTAATCATACGGCATATAGTCTGCAACCGTTCGGCCAGGTCACAGGCGTCTGGCGATATGTTAAAAGACTTCGTGGGTCCGAAGTACGCGTCATATACATTCTCGTAAGCACGAGCCAGTTCAAGTAGTTCGTTCATAATAGGTACATGCTCCAGTTATAACGTGTGAGGAGTTTCTTATATTCATCAGTGGTCGCTCCGGTAAGTACCCACACACCTGCGCCGTGCGCGCAGAACAATGGGAAGTCCCTAAGCTGGGCCGGAGTGAACTTCGAGCCTTTCATATCCGGAAGTTTGACCTCTATCCAGCGCCCTCCGTAGACAGGATGGCTGGCAAAGAGGTCAGGGAATCCACTCTGATACATATTGCCGTGCGTCTCTTTGACAAACCAACCATAGTTGCGCAACATGCAAATGATCTCGTGCTGGATCTTATCTTCCGGCCGCTTCCGAGTGACGATCTTATCCAAGGATCAATTTGAGCATAGCCAGCACGGTTGGCTTAAGCTTCTGCTTGCCGATGTTGGCCTTGAATGTGTCAAGTTTGATATCCGGTATCCGGATATCGATCTCAAGTTCTCCCAGCCGTTCTAGTTCGGCGCGACCGTCTGGCGTGAGGCGGTGGGCTTCACCGTTCGGTGTGGTGATGCTGATGGGCCTATCATTAGCATCCCGTTCGCAGAGGGTACTGATAATCCGCTTTCTTGCAGCCTCCAGGATCTTGACCTTTTCCTCGACCGCAAAAATGGCCTCAGCCACGGTGAGGGCGAAGTCTGCTTCGAAGGCTAGGTCACCCAAGCCAGCTAGGCCAGCTTGGATGGTGAGGAGTTGATTATTGGTGATCTTCATCTTGCCTCCTTGATTATGGCGACAATCAGGAACCGGATTGCCCGGTAGTAGTCACCGCTGGCGATGCTTTCGATAGCTCGCACGGCGCACATCTGCGGAGTGACGTGGTTGAGCCAGATATTCTGCACTATAGGGTCTGGGCCCACCAAGGTATCAAGCGTGAACGGCAGTCCACGAATGACCCGACGTATAGCTGATTTATTCAACGGGCGTCTCCTTGTAGTAGCGTCGATCAACGGCGGTGCGCTTGCCAGCTGCCGTGAACAGCGATTGTTTCACAGCCTTACGCAGGTTTCTGAGTGCAGCCGTAAGTAGCAGAACCTCGCGCAAGTCCTCCTCACCCATGGCCTTGTACATCTTCCAGGTTTCTGGAGGCAGTAGCTTCCAGATCTGATCGTACTCATCCATGAGTGTGTTCAGAACCGACACGCGTGTCCAGATGTAACGTAGCTCAGTCAGCGGCTCCTGATCTAGGAGTTCTAGGATATCTTTACGCACAGGGCGTACATCGTAGTTGTCTAGCCTAAAGGCTATGGCCTTGATACGGTGTATCAGGTCAGTAGCAGTCTTTGTTGTCAATGAGACCCTCCTTCCTCATCCAGAACAGGCACTGTTCCCTAGTGAACGTACACACGCCACGTATCCCCCTAAAATACAATCTCTTGCGTAATAGGTCAACAGTAAGATACGCTAGCCCAGCACGTTGCTTACGGAACCAATACTTGAGCTTCGATAGGTCACGTGTTTTGATAGCCACAAACGAGTGGTCAGCATTGTCACGAACAATTGCGTCTTTCACAAGAGCACGATTCATGTATGACCGAAGCATCAGGAGCTTTTTGATGTCCGATGCTAGGCGCATGTCCTCAGCCTGAAAAGTAGCCTCGCGTGCAATGATCTGCTTAGCTATTTCTCGGCCCAAGTCTTCAGATTTTGCATCCACTCCATCTTTATCAATGGGATGTGCTTCCTCAGGCACTCGACCTCCCGATTCACAGTACCATGTACTGCGTCAACTACGTCTGGTGAACACGGACACATAATTTCGTCATGAACGTTCATAGGGATCACTCGCCAGCTACTTACACCGACTGGCTGATGAGCCCACACAGCTACTTGAACCCGCTTTGTAGCTTGCGCACCGGTACTCTGTATCTCGTGGTTAGCCGCAGCCCGCATGTTACCGGCTTGGATCCGGAAGGCTGAACCGAACAAAGCCGAACGTGTTGCGCCACAGGCCGTCTGCTCACGGTCACGACGCACCACCTTGACCTTCACTTTCAACCATTCCTTGGGTGGATCTTCCGCTAGATCAAACAGGATCTTACAGATACGGTTTTCCAAGGTGAAGTACCGCTTGAACCCGAACAACGACTCGCAATAGTCAGCTGGACTATGCCACTCAACCTTAGACCCGAGGCCATTAGGTTGACGCATCGAACAGAACTTATCGAACGTTTTGCGCCTAGCCTCGCCCCATTGCTTGTATTTCCCGATCCAACGCTGGTAGGCTTCGTTGGCAGCGGCTTCGGTCACGCCTACGCGGGAGACCAATGTTGCAGCTTCACCGCCATACAGCATGGCGAACACGCCATTCTTGGATCTCGAGTACTTGTTCTTATCGCCCTCCAGTTTTGCTGTGGCCAAGATCTCTTCGTAAGTCATCGGTGCAAACAGACATGTCCCGAACAGTGCGTGGATCTTTTTCCCTAACAGCAGATCCTGGCGCAGCGCCAAGTCCTGATACACAGCATCAGCGATTGTGACCTCGAAGCCATCGAAATCGCCGCCGCCTAGCTGCATACCCGGCCAGGCCAGTGGAAAGCACGCCCTCACTTTCTTGGCATGGTTGATACCTTGCGGGTTCAAGCCATCTGCACCGCTCATACGCCCAGAGAGGGCACCAATCACTTTGAGTGATACGTGAAACCGCCCGGCCGCTAAGAGCTTATCATACAGTTCGATCTCTTTCGATGCCTTGCGATAATCAATGATCGCTTGAGCGCGCTCGGCAGCTTGGTGCGGTTCATCTGACTTGATAAGGCCATCCTCGCACTCGGGGCAGCCAGCGCCCAAGCACTTATCGCAAACCGTTTCTTGGCGCCACTTGGCTATACTCTCTAGGATGATCTTGCCCGTGCTTAGGCGACCATCCTTAAGCATCACCACCCTCTCCGTTGGGGACAAGGCTGATTCTAAGTATCTCACGCAAACGTCTGGAGAATTGAAGTTCCATTCGGTACTAGAAAGGTGCTTAACGGCCGTGTCACGCAGGCTCTTGAGGGCCTCAACGTCAATAGCTAGGCCCTTCCAGCGCACCGATCCAACCATGCACGCCAGGATAGAATCATCGTCGTTTGGCGGTGGGGATCCGAAATGCTCATACAACTTGCTGGTGTAGATAACGTCATCAGCTGCGTACCGTCTCGCGACCTTATTGAACGCCCAATGTGAGATATGAGCCCGGATGATATTGGGCCAAGTTCCTCTCCAGTCTCCTCGCTTACCAAGCGCGGTACAAAATGGCGCGTAGCCGAGTTCTTCCGGAGGCGGAGGAGGTTCAGTCTGCTTGAATATAAGTACATTCTCAGCCTCCAAGCCTAGCGCGTCTTGAGCTAGGGCCTTCAATGCAGACGAGGGAGCGAACTCCAAAACCAGATTCTTGAGATCGGGATTCAAGTTGCCCAGGTCATCATGGATATCGCGGACCACCCATCGACGCTTCGGGTCAGACTTACGTGCAAAGTACACGTCCTTGAGTTCCAACCTTTTATCTAATTCAGCAGCGAGCATCCAGGCTAATGCGGTAGGCACACGCTTGATGATTACGTCTTCGCGGTCCATCAAGGTTTGGTACGGCCCTTTCTTCGCGTGCAGCATAATATCACAACACCCGACGGGCTTAATACAGGGGCCGTCACGAGCCTCAGCTTCGCGTTCGGCTATGTCATCAATATGATCGGCAGGGATCCAATCTGGGTCATGGAGTAGAAACATCGTATATATCTTCTGCAATTGGAACCAGTCGAATGCTAAGTTGAACCCTACTACGGTCTTTGTGGTTAGCCGCTCGATAAGTTCAAGAGTCTCACGGATCGGGTTCAACCACAGATCGTAGAGTTCGACGCCGTGCCCTTCATCGTACTGCAACAATACGGCTGGGCCGGTTAGCCCGCAGGTTTCTGTATCAAGGAATACTAGTTCACTCATCGGGCTCTAATTCTATCAGGATAGCTTCGAGGATCTTGTACTCTGGATCTCTGAGCTCCACTACGGACCCAGCGTGGGAGACAGACTCTATATACAGGTCGCCACCCTCCTCAGGATCATGGAATGTCGCCGGACGGTATTTCGTAAAAGAATACTTGACCCTCAGCTCCAAGTCAACGCCGAAGGCTGTGACTGTGATGTCGGAGATCATCGCTTCGCCGTATGTGCAAGTATGAGGTTGTAGGTCATGCGTGCAAGGTCTTCGTTAAGGAAGTCCCACTTGTCACCATTAATATACACCGAGGCACCACGATGCTCGACAACTGTGATATGTGGTATCATGTAGGCCTTCTCGTGTGAGTCGTCAGACATCATCACGATGCCGACCCCTGGATTAAAGCTCGCCATTTGCAGACTCCTTAATACGTCCTCCGCAGTCACGGACTGCGAAGTCTTGTAGTTCCTCATCGGAGACGTTTCCGGCAGCCCAAGCCAAAGCGCGAGTGGCAAAACTAGGCCCAAAGCTATCGAGCAGCCGACCCACCATGTCGCTGATTTCATTTCTGGATCTGGCACGCTTAGACTCCTTCGGTTTGGACAGTACTTGTTCGTTGGCCTTGTCCGCACTGATACCTTTATCTTTGGCATCTTTGAACTTCCTAACTGCGGCATACAGTGCGTCAGTGTTGCCGGTATTTAGGATCGTGTACAGCGCCCGAATGTTGGTCTGCTTGATGTAGCCTGCCTTAACCTCCATACGGATGTCTTCTGGCAGAGCCAGATACATCCCACGAATCTGGACCCATCCAGGTGATTTGCCAACGCGTTCGGCAATGACCTCACGCTTAACGCCAAGATGGATCAGCGACTCGATGGCCTTGGCCTCTTGGTCGAGGTCCAGGTCCGAGCGGTTCATGTTCTCGGACAGGTTGATGAACCTGGCCTCGACCTCTGTTAGAGGTTCGAGCCGAACGATACACAGAATCTCAGTCTTGCCCAAAATCTTGTGGGCCAGGGTACGACGGAATCCCGCTATGAGCCGATATCGGTCCCCATCAGGACACACAGTCACGGGCTGAACGAGCCCGTTTTTGTTGATGTCGCGTGCCAGTTCCTCGACATCGAGGGCCTGGATATGTCCGCGACAGTTGTAAGCCTTATCGTCGATAAGGTCTAGTGGAATGGTCTTAAGCATGGTCATTATCGTCTTTCTGTATGTGAATGATTCTTGGATACTGGATATCATGATGCTCAAGGTTACCACACAACAGGCATCCATACTCATGGCCCTGGCGTTCGATGCCGTCCAGGTGAGCAATCTCCATCATCGGGTGCCCGCAACAGAAGATATCTTCCTTGTATGGAACTACTTCAACTTTGGTTATCATTGCTGTTCACCCAATCCTCGACGGCCACAGCCGCCTAGGTTGCCGATAGTAGGCGTCTGGATGAGTCCAGCCCCCTCTTGGTCGGCTCCGCTAGGCGTGAGTGCCTCGGCACGTGCCTTGAGTTCGTCGGTACTGTAGCCCAAGATTGGCCTGGACCACTCACTCAAGAGCACGTACCGGCCGGGCAAGCGGTGCTTACGGACGGTGTGGACATGCTTGCCGTCGACATAGCCCCACTCACTTTGATACTCTGAATCACGCCACTGAATCATGCGTCATGGCCTCTCTAACCTCGCCCATGGTGAGGTCTTGTAGCTTGCGCTTTCTCTTGAGGTTGTCATATACCAATTGATCGCACGGCAGGCAGAATAAGTCGACGATCCTACAGTTCCTAGTCTGGCCAGGGCGATGATTACGGTCATCCGCCTGCATCCTACTCTCCCCATTGAATACGTTGCTATAGTAGACCATTGTCGGACTGGCCGTTAGGGTAAGGGCCATGCCACCTGCCATTGGATTACCTACTACGCATAAGAGGTCGTACTTCTCACGAAGCTCTTTGAACCTTGGATGCGACTGATCCATGGCGATGAGGAGTTCGTTGCCGTCAACCTGGTCACCATCTGGTGTGTAGCCTCGATATCCGCGGCCGTCAATGGCGAGGACGTGCCAACCCAGCTTGCGCATATACTCGGCTATACGGTCAACAGTCCCCATGAACCCACCCCAAACTATGAGGCGTCCGATTTCTTCGTGTTGATCTGCGATATCGGACAGCACGTCATCCTTGGGTGAGCCTACGAACCGCGTCGTGCGCGATATTACGTCTAAGACCCCTGAGCCACGGCACTGTGGGCACTCAATCACTTCATCGTGCACAGGTCCTGGCTCAACCATAGGAGCCATTGTGTCCACAGGCTGATCCGGTACCGGTGCAACGATCTTACCATTGCCGCCGCATTTGGGGCACACGTCTGTGGACAACGCTTCCTCGGCATATTGGAAGCCGTCGCTAAGCTCGCGCATCATCGTCAACGCCTGTATCGCTCTTGGTGCAGTATTGGCAATGATCTTCGCAGCACGCAGCATCTCAACCGTAGGCTTGACCCGGATGATTTCGTACGTCTTCTCAGGCAGATCAAGGCAGTCCTTCTTGAACATCACAATCGTCAAACCAGCCATACGGTCGTAGACCTTAGCGACCTCGTTCGCTGAGGGCTTGAAGGCGTGGCTCTTACCGGGCTCACCAACCAGCGCCTGATATGTAGGATCAGACGTGGCATGGTTCTCGTGATGGGCTAACTGGCCACACACGTCGCACTTGTTAGGGTCGTCCTTCCAAGTTACGATATGCGGATACACTCCACCAGTGAAGGACTCTCGTTCTTCGATGACGCAGAGACGCTTTTTGAACTTATGTATATCGCCCTCAACGAACCATCCTGGGCAGGCGACTTCTGTTTGGTTGTACCAGTCGCAAGGTGTCTTCGGTGCTGGTGTTCCTGATAGCAGAACTACGTACCCCTCTCGGCCATAGGTTTTGCGGATCTCATGAGCGACAGCCATCGCGGCTTGCGATCTCTGAGATTCAGGTGTCTTGATTTTGGATGACTCATCTAGGATAAGTACCCTGGGGACTTTGTTGGTTGGGTGCCAATCTTTGATTTCCCGTACCAGCCTCTCATAGGTGAACATCCTCGGGCGAACCTGGCTGCCCCACTTGAGCAGTTCCAGCGATACTGCCTTGACGCCTGACACTGGACCAACGTACCAGTATAGCTCGTGGTCTGGGTACGTGCCCCAAACATACTCCATGAGTTCGATGGCCGCCAAGGTCTTACCCGTGCCCATCTCAGCCGCCCATATACCGTAGTGGCGTGTTAGAGCATGGCGGATGAGCAGAGTCTGGTGGTCGTACAATTTGCGTTTCGGCGTATAGTCCACCAGCGGGGCATCGTACGGCTTGTAGGGATTGAGGCCCTCCAGGAAGGTGAGCTGGAAGATGTTGCGCAAACAGTTGTGGACGCTCCAGATTTTACGGGGATTCTCTTTGTCATAGCCGTGCCACTTAGCGCCCCGCATCTGCTTGATCGCTGCTATCAGAGGCTTCGAGAACGGCGTCTGGATATAGATGCGGTCTTCGTGATACTGGATATCGCACTTGTACTTGAAGCCTCCGCACTGTAGATAAGTCATCGAGGCTCCAGTACGAACGTGCGGTCAGGGAGTTCTGTACGCCGCCAATCAGCGAACAGTCGCTGATCCAGTAAGCTATATAGCCGGTTGCAGAAAGCGCGCAAACGCTTATCCTCCTTCGTAGAGCCTGATATGGTTAAGGCCATCACGTCGGTCAGGCTCCCCGACGCGATGAGCCACTTTTCGTACCTGTAGAGTCGCAGGTTCGATTTCGTGGCCAGGATATCTAATATCACGGGATCGTCATCCACCAGCAAGCCCATATAAAAACAATCAGTCAGCCTACTTCTGTAGGCTGACTCCATACCTCGTAAGGCCAAGAATGCATAAGGGTCATTGGTTGAGACTCCGATATGGTCAAGGGTCTTGACCGGATTCTCGATATCATAGGCGGCCGATTCTGTTTCTAGCAGCCGCCAATTTATGAGCGACAAGTGTAAGATATTCATATGGCCGACTAGGATTCTAACCTAGATTCCATGGTAAATACCATGGTCCTCCCCCGAAGTGTCTCAGTACGTATGTACGTCGCCAGTGTTTCAAGCTGGTTGGATGATCGGCCATTGGTGGAAGTAGATGGACTCGAACCACCGATCTCTGCGAAGTCATGACTGCGCAGTGCACCGCCTCTGTGCTATACTTCCACAAGCGGCTGATATTGTGTATCAGCCGATGTAGCCCACGTAGGTGGCTAACCTCCCGGCCGCTGCCTCACACAGCGGTACGTTTCGACCAAGACTAGCCTATTTCTGCTTACGATGTAGAGGCCAGGCTAGTTCGGTTGTCAGTGAGTCCGACCAGTGTCCTTGGCGTCAGCGGCCTGGACATCCGACTCGGGCGGATTCTGGAACTTCTGCACTTCCTCAACCAGCTTGCCTTGTTCGGGCAGCGGATTGGGAGTCACGGACGACGGGCTGGCCAGGATACCGAACCAGGTGTTCTTACTGTTCTGGCACTTCTTGGCCTTGAGCGACACGACCTTGCCGATGTTGGTCTGGATGTTGCCAGACTCACGACGGTTGGTCTTGCTGCCACAGTACAGGGTAGCGAACGACTTGGCAGACGCAACCCACACCAGATACTCGGGACCATACATGCAGCCTGAGTTGACGTTGGCGCTGTCTTCGACGATCTTTTTGAAGTCAGCCGACTGGACATCGTAGCTGGTGACGATGTTGTCATCCCCGATACGCATGGCCTTGGGTCGCCAAGCGGCAACGAGAACGTCAACCTCGACGCCAAGATCCTGATGCGAAGAATCACGGATCAGAGCATAGTGGTTGATCGGGAACTTGCCTTCCTTGCAGACCTCTGAGTTGGCGGTCATAAGTTGCAGGCGAGGCAGGAACGCGTTGTTGGATGCCGCAGCGGCGAAGTCTTCGGCGCTGTACTTCTGAGGCAGGGCTTCCGTCAGGGTAGCGAGTTCGTTTGGCATGTGTTCCTTTGTGCTTGGTATGAGGTATCGTACTAGGCGAGGACTTTGACTTGTCCTCTTTCCCCTACTAAGCGGATGCTTAGTAGGGGCGAGTGATTATGATGTTATCACAGCTTATGCCGTGCGGCATTAGTGTCCCTAGCCGATACTGAATATCAACCGACGAGTTGGGCCTTGACCTTGGCAGCGGCCTCGGCGGCCTCCTTGGCCTTGGCGTCAAGCTTCTCAGCAGCCTTGGTGGCCTTCTCGACCTCACGGCGTTTCTTGGCAGCCTCGGCATCAGCCTTGCGCTGCTCGTCGCGGGCCTTCTGGGCCTCGACCGAAGCCTTGTCCAGATTCAGAACCCAGTTCAGCACGCACTTGGCCGCGTCAGCAGCAGAGGTCACACCGTTGTAGTCCAGCAACTTCTGAATGCTGGCAGCATCCTCGCGCAGGGCCTTGATGTCGCCGAGCTTCTGGAGGTGAGCCACCGGAGTGAACTCCGTGGGAGCAGCCTCGCCGCCCTTGGCGCGAGCCTCACGAATTTCCTTGATACGCTGGCCGACGGCCTCGACGAACACAGGACCAGCCTCGGTCATGGCACGGGCCACGAACTCACCCTGCTCAGCCTCGGGCAGCTTCGACAGCGCGATGGCGTTGCAGAGGACGATCTTGCCCTCGTTAATCAGGGCCGCGATCTCTGGGTTCGAGATGCGCGCAATCTGGAGGCGATCCTGGAGCCACTGCGTTGCATGGCCCAGACGGGTGGCCAGGTCAGTGAGGGTCATGGTCGGCTTCATCTGAACGATGCGGCGCAGCTGGGCGGCGTACTCGTGCGGCTTGGTCTCCACACGATGCACGTTCATCATTATCTGCGCCTCCATGGCCGTCGCCTGATCCAGATCCTTGATATCAACGGGGATCTCAGTCAGGCCAGCATCCTTGGCCGCATTGTAGCGGTGCAGGCCATCGAGAATCTCAAAGAAAATCTCGCCAGACTGCTCATCCTTCGCCTCGCGGACAGTGATGCAGCCCTGGAAGCCGATGTTCTTCATCGACTGGACCAAGCCAGCATACTCGGGCGCCTCGCGGTTGAGGGCACGCAGGGCGACCGGATTCTCACGAATCTGCGTCAGCTTGGCGGTACGAATGTTGCTCATGGTACTCCTTGCAAGGGTTGATCGATACTCGTACCACCGTGGTACGCGTATCAGACGTATCCCGGTGAGCAGACCGTGATACGTACCAGGGGACAGAATAAGTTAACAGGCGTTAACAAGTCCCGGCCCTACTGGCTTCATTATACGGGCTGGACCGGCTTTTCTTTAATGCTTTGGGCCTGGTCTATGTAAGGCAGGGAGACAACCCTAGTCGATTGGATGGATTGCGGACGTTTCTAGACGATTAAAGCAGCATGGCAAATAGGCTTGGATGGATTGACCAATTTTCGGCCTATATTGCTACAGTAGAAAACAATTTTACTGCAATTTGTCGTGCCCTTTTCTAACTTCTAATCATCCATCCATCCAAGTAGTGTAAGGATAAGGACATACAATTTTCGGAAGATTTGGACGGTTGGGCCGTATAGGTCAGACGGCGGAAGACTATATGTTAGTGGCTGTTAACTTATCACGTTCCTGATACGTATCAGTCGAGAGGAGGTTGATACTTGTACCCCACCCGTACGCAGGCCATCAAGGCTATGCTAGAGAGGCTGACGCATGCAGATCTGTCCAACCTGTATAACTCTGACATGGAGGTTCAGGTTAATGTAGCCCAGGACGATGGTACGCGTGTCGATAGGGAATATAAGGGCCGTAAGCTGCACTGTTGGACGGATGGCGTGACTGAATGGAAGAGCTTCCGTATACCGTTCAAGGCTAGTTCTGATCCGGAGTACCAAGACTCCTCAATGAAATGGGACTTAGCCGCCCACGCAGAGGCCATAGGTCTTACAGGCTGGGATTGGAAGAATCGAGTCAGTCGTTGGGTAGCCTACGACTTTGACTCGATCTTGGGCCATGAGAAAGCCGGCCTGACAGACGAACAGTTACGTGCCGTGCAGGACGCCGCTTCCGCTGTCGAGTGGGTCACGATACGGAAATCAACATCAGGTCGAGGGCTTCACCTGTATGTCCATTTGATACCAGTATCGACAGCCAACCACACTGAGCATGCTGCCCTAGCGCGCGCCATATTAGGGAAATTGGCAGCCTTGACAGGATATGACTTCAAGTCGAAGGTTGACGTATGTGGCGGCGTAATGTGGGTGTGGGCACGTAAGATGCAGGGCACCGACGGCTTGAGACTCGTCAAACAAGGCTCCGTACTCGCAGAGGAGCCACCTAATTGGCGCGACCATGTGGCCGTCGTCAAAGGTACACGGCGGCGCAATCTGCCACAAGAGATTAAGGATGTCGATGCTTTTGAGCAGCTAGTTGGCCAGAATCCCTGTATCGAACTAGATGACGAGCATAAGCGCCTGATACAATGGCTCAAAGATGAAAACAGATTCTGGTATTGGGATCAGGACAATCACCTGCTGATTACGCACACAGCGCATTTGAAGGACGCCCATGAGGCACTCCAGATGCGCGGTATCTTTGACACCATGACACCCGCTACTGACAAGGAACATCAAAACTGCTTCTGTGCCCCGATGCGCAAAGGTGCCTGGTCCGTCAGACGGTTTGGGCAAGGTGTCCAGGAGCATAGCTCTTGGGAGCAGGACGCCTCTGGCTGGACACGTTGCTATATTAACAGGGTGCCAGACCTCAAGGCCGCGTCCCGCGCAATGGGTGGCGTCGAAGATCCAAAGGGTGGCTTCGTTTTCCGCGAAGCAGACCTAGCGGTGCGGGCTGCGTCCATGATGGGCGTCGAAATCAAGATTGAACCTCGCATGGTCGCCAGACCTGCTAAGCTATTGCCACACAGAGATGGCCGCCTCGTGATCGAGATCGAATCTGCCGACACGGATGCAGCAATAGAAGGGTGGTTGAAGAAAAAAGACACCTGGACCCAGATATTAAATATGCCCTTCGCAGCGAATCCTGAGCAGGACTTCACTGCCCTTGACGAATTGATACGCAGTATCATCACCCCTACGAATGACGATGCTGGCTGGCTTGTCAAGACTGAAAAGGGTTGGATCAACCAGACCATGGCCAATGCCAAGATGATGCTGAAATCAATGGGCTACAGTGATAAGGAACTTAACTATATCATGGGCGGAGCAGTCACTAAGCCCTGGCGCATAGTTTCACGCCCATTCGCTGAGGAGTATCCAGGCAACCGTGAATGGAATCAGAACTCTGCCCAACTACGGTACAAGCCCTCTGATACCGAAGATCGTAAGTTCCCAACTTGGCAGTCACTACTTACGCAAGCTGGGAAGGGACTGGATGCCGCTGTAGCTGGGCATGCCTGGTGCAAAGAGCACGGCCTGACTACTGGCTCAGACTATCTCAAGTGTTGGTTATCCTCAATCATCAAGGAACCACTCCAACCGCTACCATATCTTTTCTTCTGGTCAAAGGAACAAAACACAGGCAAGACCACATTCAATGAATCCCTCAACATCCTATTCTCAAGAGGTCGGCAAAAAGCTGATGCTGCACTCACTTCTCAAGCTGGCTTCAATGCAGAATTGCAGGGGGCAATCGTTTGCGTTGTGGAGGAGATCAATCTCGGCCAAAATGCCACAGCCTATAATCGGATCAAAGATTGGGTCACTGCAAAAGAGATATGTATTCACCCGAAGGGCGGAACTCCTTACCATGTGCCGAATACAACGCACTGGATCCAGACTGCCAATGATTACTCGTACTGTCCTATATTTCCAGGCGATACTCGTATCACTGTTATACATGTGCCTCCTCTTGATCCTATATCTGCTCTGCCTCGCAAAGTATTCGATACGAGACTTGAGCAAGAGGCTGCGGACTTTCTGGCTGAACTGCTTGCCCTAGAGCTTCCGCCTCCGTGCGATAGACTAAATATTCCCGTCATCGACACTGAGGATAAGCAGATCACAGCTCAGATTAATGCTAACCTGCTGGAACGGTTCTGCGAAGAAAACGTTATCTCCGCGCCAGGATACAGCATCAAGTTCGGTGAATTGTATGACCGATTCCAGGAATACGCCGGCGTAGAGCATCAGAAATGGTCACGCATCCGTGTAACTCGAGAACTGCCCTACCTAAAGGGCAAGAGCCGCAAGGATGCACAGATACACTTCGCCAATGTCGGTTGGCGCGGCCAGTGCGATACTTCGATGACCTTCCATTATGAGGTCCAGGCAAACACGCTAGTGGAGGTACCTATATGATACGTAGTATCTTCGCTCAGCTGGACGAAGCGAGCAAGGTTGCACTCATCAAGGCCCTGAGTGAGCAGCGTACCTACCTAGCTAAGCTGCCAGGTGGCAGATTTCTAGGGGTGTACGTCATGCCATCAAACACGCTAGATATCATACATCAGGAGTGGCCATGGGCCTTCGGACGGTTACGCGCAAATATAAGTGCCTCGTCTGTCGATACGAATGGGTCCAGACCGTAGGCGCACATGAGTTGGAGAGATTCCTAAAGTGTCCTAATTGTGAGGCTCGATGTGGAGACGTGTTGCACGAGGCTTACGGTAAGCTAGAGCTGACGGCCTGTACCGAAGATGTCAAGCTGTTACAATGGGCCTTAGCGGAACGAGTGGCCAGCCTAGCACAGGCGCTATTTGAGTCGATTCCCATGACCAAGCTGCTAGAGCATGGTTATGATTCCATGACTATAACCTTGTCAATAGGAGGACAACATGATCCTGGGTCTCAGTGGGACGATGAGCAGCGGAAAGTCCACAGCAGCTAATATCTACGAACAACGTGCCTTAGAGGCAGGTCGTAAGGTGATACGCTTGCCATTCGCTAAGGCTGTCAAAGAACTGGCCTTGTCTTTGGGCTGGGATGGTCGCAAGGATGCCAAGGGCCGGAAGATATTACAACGCCTTGGCACCGACGTATGTAGAACAATTGACAAAGATTATTGGGTCAAGAAATGGCTCACTCAGCTACCTAGTGACTTGACTGGCACCCTAATAATCGCTGATGACGTGCGCTTCCCGAACGAGGTCGCGGCTATCCACTCTCTAGGAGGGGCCGTAGTCGAGATCCGGCGTTTCAGTTGGCTACGTAGGTGGTGGATAGGGCTCCGTCATGAGTCAGAGCGCGGCGTCAAGGCCGACCTAGTGGTCTGGAATCGCGGGTCTATTGATGCCTTGACGAAAGCCTTGCCATGATGAACGAGGCGCGCGAAGCCGCGCAATTATCTAATGACCCGAATACCAAAGTTGGATGTGTGATATCGGGTATCAAAGGTGGAGTAAGTGGATATAATTATTTGATAAAGGATGGCATGACCCGTGACCCAGACGGTCACGGGTTCACGAAGTATGATTATGCCATCCATGCGGAGATCCAAGCCCTCTGCAACTACCTAGTATCCTTCGGCCTGCCAACTGGCGACGAGGTAGTGTACGTTACACACTTGCCATGCACAAACTGCATCAAGCATCTAGCCTTCTATGGTTTGAAGCATTTGTGCATTTGCTTAGATGGCAAGACTCACTCATTGGAAGAGAGCCGCTCGTTGTGGCTGTTACAGGATTTGGGATTTACGGTATCGTGGATCGCAGGAAAGGAACCTCGTGGACCTTGAAGAACTAGAATCCTTATCACTCGACGACGTGCCTCGGTCACAAATCATAAAGGCCCCGTTCGGGTACCCTGGCGGCAAGAGCAAGTCCTTGGACTACATCCTGCCTCGCCTCCCATACCGAGAACGGTACGTGGAGGTCTTCGGCGGGTCGGGAGCCGTGCTGCTGGCTAGGCGACCCTGCAAATGTGAAGTATTCAACGATGCATATAGTGGCATAACTGATTTCTATAAGGTCATACAATCACCTAGGTGCCAGGAACTTATAGACTGGACACGGGCTAATATCCACAGCCGTGAGCTGTTCACCTACTATCGCGACACCTGGACCGATATCAAAGATCCATTTGAACGGGCATGTCGTTGGTTCTATCTGGTTAAGGCCAGTTTCAGCGGTCTGGGCCGACAATATGGGCGCTCGCTGACTAACAACGCCTTCGTCAATAAGCTATATAATTGCTTAGGCGACCTAGCTGGCGTACATGAACGTCTCAAGGGCGTGTGCATCGAGAATGCTGATTGGCGTAAGATCCTGTCTGATTACGATTCGCCACAGACAGTTTTCTACCTCGACCCGCCGTACGTGGACGCCTACTCGGGCACCTACGCCAACGAACTGACGATACAGGATCATAAAGAACTGATCGCCACGGTCAGTAGGTTACAGGGCTTCGTTGCTATATCTGGATACACAAACCCACTCTATGAAGCAGCCGAGTGGGACGCTCGTTTTGAGTGGGACGTGAAAGTCTGGATGGATTCAGGGGCTGCGACGGAATCGAATAACAAAATGCATCTGGACGCTCACCGCCCCAAGAGTTCAACAAAGGAAGTCCTATGGGTGAAAGCCTGATCTCGTGTATCGAACGGCTAGCCATAGAGGCTAGTGCAGGGTTTCTGTCAGCCTCACCGCAAGCAGAGTACGTGCCGCATCGGCTTATACATCTTATTAAGGCCGCAAAACAGGCGCGACCACCTGGGCTCTGCTTGGAGTTCGGCGTTGGACACGGCGGCAGCTTAGGGTTGTTGCAGAAAGAGGTCGGGCGTACAATAGGCTTCGACTCGTTCACTGGGCTGCCAGAAGATTGGCGACCCGGCTTCCCGCGAGGGTCGTTTGCATGTGACCCTCCTAAGCTGCCTGACCTTGTGATCGGTAGGATTGAGGAGACGCTACCTAAGTTCATCGAGGCCAATTCCACTCCCTGGTCGTTCGTACACATCGACACCGACCTATACAGCGTTGCTGCCCTGATACTTGAAATCGGGCTGTGGCAGATAGGCTCGATCATAGTGTTCGACGAGCACCACGGCTATCCGGGCTGGCAGCTTCACGAAGCTGCTGCACTTGCTGAATGGCCTGGGCGATATGACGTGATATCGTATAGTGAACAACAACTAGCTATAAGGATCAAATGAAGAACTCTCCTCCCACGATGCAACACTTCAATGGGAATCCGTGTTGCGTAATCGACACCGAGACCTCTGGCCTCGACTCCACCTTCCATGAGATTCTTGAGATCGCCATCATCCCTCTTGACTACAATTTCGAGCCATGGAAAGGTTGTTTGCCATTCTACCTTCGCCTGAAACCAAATCACCCCGAGAGAATATCTCCCGAGGCGATTAGGATCAACAAGTTGAATGTGGCCAAGTGCATCGCCAATGGCGTGGATCAGGAAGCCGGATCTGAGCTTCTGCAAGAGTGGATACTCAAACTCAACATCCCGGCAAATAAGTATGGTTCGCCAAACCGTATCATGCCGCTAGGGCAGAACTACCAGTTCGACAAGGGCTTCATTCAACAGTGGCTCGGACCGGCAACGTACGATAGCCTGTTTCATTACCACTATCGCGATACCATGGTATCGGCCCTCGCGCTCAATGATCGGGCTGGGTATTACGCTGAGCGCATTCCATTCCCGAAAGTGAATCTACAGTACCTGGCCACGACGCTTGGCGTTAAGACTCTCGGGGCGCATAATGCCCTACATGACGCGCTCACGACGGCTAAGGTGTATCAGAAACTGATGAAGTACCGCGAGGATTGGGCGTTACCCAACGGTGGGGCACTCCTTCCAGTTCCTCCAGAATTAGCCGCCGATGATGCACAAGATCAGGATTATTGGAACCGTCTCGACCAACTGGCGCATACAAACGACACCCACGTGTTATAGCGTCGAAACAATATAGCGAAACACTCCTAGCGCCCGCCGCCTTGCAAATTGCAATGGCGTGTCGGGCGCTAAGGTTTTTAGACCGGTCTGCGTCAAACACGTATACCGGACGCCCCTTATACAGGTATGCCGCGTAGGTGCTAGCTAGAATAGGCACCGGCTCGGTGATGTAGGGTGCCGTAGAGTGGTCCGTCTGGATGCCTAACGTCTTAGGATGCAGCTTGGCCACGACATTGGCGGCCCAATTCACACCTACGGCTACGTCATCGTCTATCTCGCGTAGGTGTGTCAGTGATTCGCCGCGTCCGACTATAGCTACACTCTTACCGGCTAGGGCAGCGTAGATATTGGATATCGCGAGCCCAGTCCACTGAGGTAGCCACCTGCTCTCTCCAGCTATGCGGACGCATTGTTTGTCTAAGTAGGCTTCAAGTTCCTTATTGGGTCGGACAAGTAGGATGCTGCCATCCGCTAATCGCCTGAACTTGACCCTGTAGCGAGCCTCAAGATCAGATATGAACTGCCCTTGTCTATCGACACTCACGGCAAATAGCCCTCGTTACCTGTTGATCGCGTTTGACGCACCAAGTACGGTTGCGTTGGCAGCAGCCCTCGCGTATCTCCTTCGTACTCCGAAATGGGCACGGCCGCACGGATACAACACACACGTACGGGTCACCTGGGTCTGGCTCATAGCCCTCTGGCGCGATTGGCGGCGGCCCACGATGAGCGTAGACTAGCGAGCCGTCCGCTAGTCGTCGGGCCCTATTACCATTTGTCGATAGGGCAAGCCTCATACGCAAGTCGCTGCTTGAGCCCGAGGTAGCAGCCACATTTGAGGCATCGGTCTGGTCGGCTGAAGTTGCAGGCATTGCAGATGTCCTTTCTGGATCGCAGTACTTTGTCGTCGGCCTCGACATTATTAATAATAGTAGGTAGCGACCTGGCCAGGGACGCCGCCAGCTGGAACAGCCCAGGCTTCGGTGTGTACTCGCGGCACTCAGGACCAAGGACTAGGGTACCGTGCTCGCCTTTAAAGACCAAGGTATCCCCAGCAGATAGCCCGAGGCGTTCGCACGTGGCTAGATATCCGGTATCAAGTGCTAAGGAAGCCGCAGCATCAAGGTCTCCGCCTACTGATTCCTGGGTGAGCGTGATGCGTTGGAAGTAATCTTCTACTGCACGCGTGGGGTCGCCATGCACGGCCTGGACCCAAGAGCGGTTCCAGGCTTTGAGCCTGCTATAGTCCTCAGCACGATACTCGTCGCCTGGAGTGTTATAGAGTAAGATTGTCGATATGTCCATCAGCCCAGCCTTGTAGGCTGTGAGCATATTGTCCGTTACAACCAGCCTGGCGAACCTAATGTCCAACTGATCGGGCACTCCATGTGCGTCTACATAGATGTCATACTGGCTCGGCCAGGCCAAAACTGGTTTGCTCCCTACAGGGCCTGCATAATGCAGGCCCTCTTTCGTTTCTGTCGTGTGGTTACATTTGGGGTACAGATACAGGTCACTCGTTATGCAGACCTCATCCGCAGGCTTGACAACCTCGTGGAGCCAAGGCAAGTAGCCGTAATAGTACCATATCGTATCTGGACTATAAGCCGCGTAGATCATGCTTCACAGTACACAGGCATCCACCATATGATGCCTTTCTTCGGGTGGGTGATCCAGAGAGCCTGTTGCGGAGCCTCGTAGGAGAAGTTGTTCTTGTAGGCGTACTCGTCGTACCCTTTCAGTGACCCTCCGGCGATAAGTCCGCCATATTGCGCAGTCTGGTGCCAATGTCCAAAGACCAGGTAATCATACCCGCGGCCTACAGCGGCTTCACGCTTACGCTTACGATAGTCGCCGATCATCCACGGAGCAAGCGCGCCCTGGATACCGCCGCCTCCGTGGAATGAATCGCCGTGGGTCATGTGGTAACGCCACTTGTAGACCGTCCAGCTTATGTCAACGCTGTCTGATACTTCGACAGTGATTCGAGGATCGTCAGCAACCTCGCGTTTCGTAAGCTCGCCAATCATCCAGTCCCACGATTCGTGGGCAGCGCCCTTGGCACGAGGTTTCTTATCAAGGCGTCCGTGGTTACCCACCACAAACGGACAGTAGACCTTCCCGAAGGCTTCCGCCAACCGTCTCAATGATTCGGCCAATAGAGCTGAGCACTCAAGGACCGCCTTAGTGGCGCACGCGGCGTTCGTCTCTCGAAGCTCATCGTGAATGGTGCCACTGAACATGTCCCCGCCGACCGGGACTACAATACCTGGGTACTCTGCATCACGTAACCGTTGAGTGAGCAGTTCAACCGTAGTGTCCACGACGTGCGATACTCTGGCACGCGCGATAGCTGGGTTGTAGTGGTTGATGCCTCCTACTTGATTCGCCTGGACGACCTCACCATAGTGCCAATCTGTGAAGAACAACGTTGGCGTACCTGGGCAATGAGCACCCTTCGCTGGCTTAGTCAGCCACTCCATGTTTGGCTTGGGCTGGGCCTTGATATCCGATATCAGCGTGCGGATCCAGTCAGCGGTAACGGCCCGCTTCTCAGCCTCGCCTAGTGCTCGTTGAAGATCAACAACTTGTTGCCTGAGTCGAGACTCCTCGAACGAATGGTCCTTAAGCTTGACTGCCGTAATCACCTTTCGCACCTGATCGCGTGTTGTGCCAAGACGTTCAGCAGTCTCGCGAATGCTACCGGTCGCCCGGTAGGTGTCAATGACGATTGAGTCGTTCACTCTTGGTCTCCTAGTACGGACTTAACTTAAGGATGCTTGACCAGCCAATATAGTATATGTCGTCACCACTAGTAACCCACTCAGCATAGTCATCGCTATCTGCTGCATCAATAGCACCACTTGCTAGATACCCAGTCTCATACATACTCGCTCCATCACTATAATATGCCCAGCCATCGGAGTCTATGTACATTGGGTTGAGATACATTCCAGACCAGATACTTGTGAGTGTGTATGTTAATATCCATGAAGTTCCTGACCAGTAATAGTGGTAACCATTTGACTGCGCATACACTATAACGTCTTTTATATTTTGTATTCTCCAATCAGATGTGGGGCTTACCGACCCAAGTTCTGACCATGTAGACCCGTCCCAGGCAAAGATTCCATCCGAAAAAATCGCGTAAATTGTGCCAGCTAGGTAACACGCGTCATAACACGCTTCTGACTTAGTTCCAATTTGAGATTGTGTTGACCCAGAGATCAAATAGAGTCCAGCACCCTGGTAACATACATAGAGAGAGCCATTAAAGATGAACCATCTACCGCCGTCACCTGTGATTGACGGACTTAAGTTAGCCCAAGTAGATCCTGTCCAATACTGGTTCGTTCCGTAGGAGAGTGTGTATAGCGTTGAACCGTGATATACTAGCGAACCGTAGTGTGTCTTAACACCTAATCTAGACCAAGCCGATCCAGTCCAATACTGAACATATAGGTTAAGACTTCCAGCTGGGTAACCTAGAGTGGCATAGAGGGTCGATCCACCAAAGGCGATTGAACCGGATCTTGTGTCTGAACTAGATCCAATCCTAGTCCACGAACTGCCGTCGTACCTAAAGACACCTTCCCAAGCTGCCACATATAGGTATCCACTCTCAGCAATTATACGTGTGCCTCTAGAAACTGGATCTGTAGAATATAATTCAGTCCATGCTCCTGAGATAACTGTGTAGACCTTATCAGAATAGACAAGCTTCCACGCAGTACCGTCGTGGCAGTAACCTCGTTTGGCCTTCCGCCAAGCGCTTCCACTATGTACGTGGATCTGCTTGGCTTTGCGCCAAGCAGATCCATCGTGAATATATGTTTCGATACTCATATTAGTAGATGAAGTATAGCTGGCCCTTTTTGCCAGTTTCGGTTGGAGCAGTCGTGGTCGTGGTGATCGTGGTCACGTCACACACGTCGAACGTCGTCCCACCACGCTTGTTCTTGATCCGATCCTTCTCGATCTGGACTTCGTTGTTTGAGTCCTCGTAGACCTTGACTCTTGTAGTACCGTCGCTTAGGGCCAAGTACTTTGTAGTGGAACCATTGGCAAACAGTTGTAGTTCAGTAGTAGTCTCGTAGACTAGTGTTTCCAGTCCTAACTGATATTCGAATCTCGAAGATCCAGAGTTATAGGTGCTGGTTATGTGTGTACCAGGCTGGGTAACGAAGACGTTCGTGCCATCGCTACGCAAGAAAGCCGGCCGGACCCCGCTGAGTATATTTGACAAACTACCACTTGGGCCGCCAGTGTAGTTGCCTGCTACCAGTGGATAAGGCCATGACCCGCCAATGAGAACTTTCCAATCTCCTGCATTCGGCCCTGCTTCGACGACTAGGCCGTACATGAGGGATGTCTGGCCGCCATTGGTCAGTGTCCAACCTGAGACATAACAGACTGCTTTTCCGACTGCCCATGTTTCAGCCCCAGCGTTGACGATGATTGTTAACGTGCTAAAGTCGCCAGACTCGATACCGAGTATCGAGATATCATCGCTCGCGAAAGTCTTACTGCTTTGAGTAGCGATGATCGTTGCACTATTGATCTGATCTGTGCCAAGGGTGAACTTGAGGTCTGACGCTGACCAGTCGCCTAAGCTGTCAGTAGTGATGCTGGTTAGTTCTGACGCACCTTTGTAGAGCTTCTCTGCCGGGTCATCGGTGGTTATCGTGATCGTGTAGGTAGTCAATGGTGCCCCACCAGTCAGTGAAACTCCGAATACTTCATCCCGTTGAATGACGTTGGGCGTCGTCCACGAGATGGACGCATCCGATACCCCAACTGCCTCGCTTGGACCGATCTTCGGGTTACCCAACACGTAGATGGAGAGTGTATCGTCGCCAGAACCCCCGGTGATCTGGAGGTTTGTCAATGTAGCTAGGCCGTTGACGAACGTGATGCTCGACTTGTTGATTGTATCAGACCCGTCAGAACGGCTGGAGTAGAGTGTGAATGTCCCGTTGACCCGAGATATCTGGCCGTCAAAAGACTGGACCGTTACAGCCACGGTATAGTTTTTAGCTCGCTTAAGCACGTCTGGCCAGTTGACCGATAACTTATATTCTTTGGAGGGCTCTACAGCCGTGGAAACTGGCTTTTCAGGCTGTATGGTGTAATCGACTTCAACTAGACCAGCCACAACGCTCGCCGGGGTTGAGGTCCATCCTGTCACAGGATTGGCTGGGTCCCCGGACCAGTAATTGACATCGTTGATCGGCTCACCCAACGTAACGACGCCAGTTTTAGAGGCTAGCTCTAGATCGACTGAGATCTTATGTTCCAACGTATCATGGTCGATATTGATGACTTGCCCATCCAGCGTGTTTGTTGAGAGAGTGTCAACGGAGACACTCATCGGATCAAACGGCTGATAAGCTGCTAGAGGCAAGTAGCTAGTCGCTTTAACTCTCCGCCAAGCGTTAGATTTACGATATCCGTTGAAAGCCGCACTTAGTTTGACCAGACCCTCGATATTGTATATCCAATATTCCTCAGAAGATTCAACCAGGCCAAACGTCGAGACATTGTTGCTATACTCGTATGTGAGTGGATCAACTGACAGATCCCGGCTCCAAGACACGATGAGCTTCGTAGCTATGTCCTCAATAGGACGGAAGGACATAGCAAACGAGGGCCCGTCGATCTGCGCAATACTTAGGTCAACAATCCCGGCTGCTCCACGACTACCGTAGCCAGCCCGCGTTACATACTGGTCAGGGCTTTCGCTCAGGCACTTAACACCAAACGTTGTCCCACTGAACTGCACAGCTAGCCGGCTCTGATATGCGATATCGGCCACGAGGTCGAGGGCGTCACGTAGATCCCGGACCGCACAGCCTATGGGGAACAGGTCGTAGTGAGTCTTTAGGTTCGTGATGTATGTCGTCGACGCGAACGTGTAGTCAGTGTAGGTGTCGATCAGGTACTCAATAGCCGACACACTGTTGGCTGTGAGACTAGAAGTCTGAGTCACGTAAATTACCTCATCCGCCCAACCTTCGTCACGCTCGTCCAAAGAGACAGGGAACTCTAGGTACGCGCAGCCCGACCTGATGCCTAATGTGTTGTTGAGGTACTTGGTATAGTAGCTAGATGGAACTGCTACAATCTCGGTCTTGCTATCTACGGTTCGACTCGCGAAGACCTGGTGCACAGTAGACGTAGGGGCGAGATTGATAATGTATCGATCCGTTCCTAGGATCCTGAACTCGTCGCTAGCCGCTGAGATAACACCAGTTTGGAATGTGTCGTAATTGACTGAGCTAGTGGTACCCCCGAAAATCGGGCTCGTGTAGCTATAATACCTAGGATACTTATACTCGCCCCAGGCAGCCTTAGGTATCCCGGCAACATTGTTGATCGTGCCAGAAGCTAAGGCTACTGGCTCATTAGCCGCGTCCAGCCAAGGGGTGGCGAAGACACATTTGGTGCCCTCTTGCCCAATGCAATAATTAATACGCCCAATCGAAGAGATGTAGCAATACTTCCCTACGAGATTCACACCGGAGGCAACCCACAGCACAGCCGGGTCTGCTAGAGCATCCCCGCGGGCTTGGATGGCTAGAGAAGTATAGTAATCTTTGTTATTCGTTGAGATGTTGAACGTATTGCCTGTGAACGAACCGCTCATCAGCAGCCACGACCATCGCTCCGCAGCGGGGGACGTAAAGAATGGGAAATAATATGCCTGTTCAGCGGACCTGATGTCATGAATCACCCAATACTTGACCTTGAGCCTAGCGTCTACTGAACCTCCAGGCAACGAGTCGTTGCTATCGACGATGAAGCTGGTCGTGGACAAGTCCTCAGACATGAAGGTCTGGGTCCTGCCCTTGACCGTGCCAGTAACTTTGTCGCAAGGCAACTTGATTACAGAGCCGAACACCAGCGGCCAGGGCTTACCCTCTGCATCTCGCAGTAGGCCAGAGACATCTCCGGCTTTCGGGGCGTAACCCACGTCGCCGGACTTCAAGGTCTCGATACTGAAAGATAACTGGCGAGTCCGCTCTTGATATCCAATATCAGACGTGATTCGACCAGTTAACAGGCTAGAAAGGTCTTCTGAGTCAGCATAGGCTAGATACAGAGTAGCCGATAGGCCTTCTATAGCTGTGTCCTTCATGCGACTTTCTAACGAGCCATCAGTGTCGTTGAGGGTTACAGACACTGCGCCGATTGATCCCGAGTTTGTAGCTTGTATAGCCTCAGCCAAACCCCCTAGACTAGCTACGGCTCCGACCGCAGTCGTCGCGCCTAGCGTGACATCTCGATCTGCGTAATTGACAGTACCACTCGGCCACGCTATTTGTAGAATAACCAGAGGCTCAGTGCCAGCGGCCAGGTTGATCCTGGCCGCTAGTTCGGCTGCTAGTTGCTTCATGCTTCACGGATCCTCTTGAGTAGGTCGTACGTACCATTACGCTTCTGGCGGGCCTTATGATCGTCAGGCTTCACACTGCCAGCATACGCATCCGCCGCGAAGGCCACGGCATCCTTGAGTGCCAATTTGTTCTTCATGATACTGCGTATCACGAGCGCGGCAACCCCAGCGATGCCTCCACCTGCTCCGAGCATAGCCAGGATGCCTTCCCAAGTGTGTGGGTCAAGGGCAGTGCGAAGTGCGCTCCAGAACACCGCTTCCTCATAAGCTCGTCCAGCTTGGATATAGACGAAGCGTATGAACTGCTTATCGTCGTTCGGGACTGGCCCAGGATCCTGCTTGCCTGTGGCAATTATCGCTGGGCGGATAGCTTCACGGGCTGCGCAGATCAGGTCTGTCTTAACTGGCTCCCCAGCAGTAACAGCACGATCCAAGGCCTGGTCGGCTAGTACGAGACTCTTTCCAATTTCTCTAGTGCCACACCCTGTAAGCACGAAGACTACAATCAGAGGCAGAAGCTTCGTAAATATGGCCGTGAACAGGGCTTTGGCCTTAGCCACCGTGATAGTCTGACCGTCTACTTCAAGCGGAAACACATCTTGATATTGCATACCAACAACTACCTGCTGGCCATCTTCACGCTGCTCAGCCTGCACGCCGTTCCGGTCAATGTGCAGACGCTTGCCGGTGACGGCGATGTCGGCGGTTCTGGGTTTTGTTGAGTCGTCCATGATATGTCTCCTATCAGGTGTCCGTCACTATGGTCTTCACAGTCCCATCACCAAACTTAACCTTGAGGTCACCATCCGCAGAGTCTACGTAGATTATGGCTTCGCCAGACACGGTACTTGGCTCAGTCACAGCATCCTGAATCCTAAGATAATCGCAAGCCACATACATTCCAGCGTACACATATGTTCCGGCCTGCAAATTGCCAGACGCAAAGACATTGCCTGTTACTTCCAACTTCTCGGCAGATGCAGCACCACCAATACCTACTTTCTGGTCTGTTCCAATGTAGATTGCTGGCGTATTATTTGTATTTAGCCGTAGTGGATGGTTGCTCTTGGCTCCAATTTCTACGCGGCTTATGGCAGAAGCTGCCAATACCTGCGCCTCTACAGTACCTGATACTACTAGCGTGGAAGCCGATGTACTCTGATTTACTAGGACTGCGCCTTCTACCTCCAGCGCATACGTCGTCGGTGTGCGGCCGATGCCGACCTTGCCGCCCACTAGGCATAGCTCGTCATAATATCCACTCGTAGGATTGGCTGAACCAATGACTAGCCGGCCTGCGTTCGTGCTTGTTGCATACGAATATATGCGCCCTGTCCTCTCTGTTACGCTGTGCGCAAACAGCAGGGCGCATCCATCGCCTATCGACGTAGAAGAGTGTGATAAAACCGCCGTAGTGACTGCGCCAGTGCCGGTAACATGGTTTGACGAGACGCCCGCGACTTCCAGCGCATACGTCGTCGGCGCGCGTCCGATGCCTATTCGTGCATCGCCTACGTACAAAACCACCGTCCCGTCACTGTCCGCGAGAGCGAAATCGGCAATTGCCCCACGATATGGGCTACGATAGTAGGTTCCCCAATTCGTGTCGCGTGACCAGGAGCCGCCGGTGAAGTCGCCGCCGGCTGATTGGAGCATCTTGAGGCCCGTCGTCGCGCTGATGGCCCCGCTCACCTGCAACGCCTCGGTGCCAGTGGGGTCAATGCCGATGCCGATCTTGCCATCCGCCGCAATGCGCATACGCACGCTGCTGGCGGTGTGGAACTCAATCGAGGCTGCCTCCTGCGCGTAAAGGTAAAGAGTCCCTGTTCCGCGATGGTGGAGTGAGGCCGTTCCGTTTGCCCCAGCGAACCGCGCCAATCTCAGCCCAAAATCGGCATATGTGTCGTCGCTATGCAGGTCGAGCAGGGCGTTGCGGTCGCCTGACGCATTGGCGTTGATTTCGATATACCCGCTAGTGATAGCAGTAGCGCCGGCCTGCATCGAAGACCCCTGGATGGTCCCCGTTGCGTAGATCGCCCCGCTCACCTGTAACGCCTCGATGCCAGTGGGGTCGATGCCGATGCCGATCTTGCTGCTGTTCTGCCGCAGGACGCTGTCTGTTAGCGCCCCGCCGGTTGAGGCCAACGGGACGTAGCCGGCGGTCAGGGCGGTGACGGTGCCCAGCAGGGCACGGCCACCAGCGAGGCATGAAATTGATTCTGCGTATCCAGTACCGGCACTCGAACGGCCAAGGACGGTGTTCTGTGGAACGCCTGATATAGCAGTATAGGCCAACGAGGTAGAAGCACCAGCGACCGTCGAATTGCGTGAACGGCTCATTTGCTGGACGGCCATCAATCGACACTTACCCGTGTTAGCATCCCCGGCATTGGCTTGATAAATTAACTTCCACAGGACCACGCCCTCCTGGTCGATCAGCCAGCCAAAGTCCGAGTATGCGAAACTAGCAGCTTCGGCCTCGGCCACGCTACTGTATTTGGAAGTGTGAGCAATGAAATAGTGCTGGTACGTCGTATCCTGGGCTGGAGCACAAGCATGCCAAACGATAGTCGTGTCATTATTAGTTAGGTCTGTGAGCGTGCCTGCGTTCACATATTGCACATACGTTCCGTAGTAGAATGGCACACTAGCAGTAGACCTGAGCCATGTAGCTCCGTTATTATACCACCGTTGGTAGGCTGCGCCAGCTGGTTGCGCCTGGATCGTGGCATCTACGTCTTCGTCCTTGAGCGTCCCGCCTGACACTCCTGGGCTTGTTGCAACGTCAGTTGCTACATTGAGCGTATAACCACTTAGCGCGAAGCCGCCTGAAAGAGCCTGCGTGCCTTGAGTTAGATGCGCCCACCTATGATACTCAGCATCACGGTAGGCGCTATGCCATTCTGGAACTACCCAACCTTCCGTGCCCGTGTATGTGATACGCGCGATTGGAGCGTGTTTGAGTATGTCCCACGCAGACGTTGATACCGTCAAGGTCCCAGACGTGTTAACATAGATAAAGTGTTGTCCAATCGCCGTGGAGTGGACTATCGTCTGGGTACCAGAGAACGTGTACTCCGTGCCAAAGATCCACGCCCGAAACGAGGTGCCAGTAGGCGTGATGGTTAGTGTGCGCGTGCCAACGTTGTAGGAAAGTGTGAACTCACGGGTTCCTGCCTGACGGTCGTAATAGACACCTGTGATTGGCAGATAGCGATTTTCGATATCCCCTAAGATCGTTGTGCGTACGTCGCCAACAGTGATTTTCTTGCTACCTACGGAACCAAGCGACCCGTCAATGACATAGAATAGGTCTGTATCGTTGATATCGGATATCGCACCAAGGGCGCTTACCTTGCTGCTCATGAGACGCTCCCTGTGGCCAACATGCTCACTTGTGGGTTGGATCCAGCGAACTCCGCCTGACCTTGGAACTTACCGTCGAACTCCAACTTGACTTGAAAAAAGTTCTTTGTTTGAACGAACTCTAACGTCTCGTTCAACAGTCTGCCGCGCCAGATGCGGCCAAGCCAATCCGTGAACTTAACATCCTGGCCGGCGTACGTGTGGCTGAACACGATGAGGTTTGTCTTGTCCTGCGCAGACAGCTTATTGAACTGTAATTCTAGCCGGCGGGTGAGCACTGTGTTCCTGTACGCATACACAGAGCCATCAATAGTAGTATGGATCTTTGGACGAAACTTATAGACCTCAAGGTCGCCTAATTCAGGATTCTTGAGACTAACAGACCCGACGGGGCTGGCGAAGGGTGCTTCTAGGGTAATCATATCGACTCCTCCAACAGTAGTGGCTGTCCAGCCTCATCAAGCAAGTAGGTATCGTCCTCGAGGAGTAGGTAGCTATATACGCGTGTCCGGTATAGAACTAATGAGAGATCGTAAGCGCAAGAGTCGTGGTCGCATGCGATAGGCAAATCAGGCATATCTACATAGCAAGGGAACGACTCACCTAGCACAGTAGTATCAATGACACGCCCTTGATACTCTTGTACGACTCGACATACGTCTAGGACGACTTGCTTCCGTAAAGCAGAGAACTGCAACAGCAACCTACGCACCACGATACGCCCCGGCAGCGTAGCGGTTGTGATGCCTAGGCGGGCCTGTAGCGTGGCGCTGCCCAATTCCACAGTATCTTGATTCAAGATATCAGGCTCGCGGATTATGATAGGACCTAGTTCCATATAGTTGACTCTCTAAGCCTAAGTGTGACCTCGTAGCTACAGGCGTCCTTTTTGGTAGAAGCCTCTAGGTCCTCGTTGAAGACATAACAGTGTATGGCTAGGCCAGTGAACTCTGCATATACTTCCAAGGCTTGAGCCTTGTCCATGAACCAACTCAAGCGTTCCAGTTCCGGCTTGGTCAGGCAGACAAAGGATAAAACATACACACTCTCACTAACACGATCAGGGAGGCCAGCTATGCTGGCCTCCCCGATGCGGGTCTCTCGTCTTGAGAGTGGATTAATCGTAGATTGTGTATTACCGATTTGTGGCTCGGGCAACGTTACGCTATAGACTCCACAGGTGAGGATCATGGTAGTTTTACGGTCCCCTGGCGGATGCCCCGCCGCAAGAGTTTGCCCAACTTTACGGCGTCATAGCCTTCACTACCACTACTTGTCAGGCTGATATTAATATCCCCAACGTTCGTCGTTGCGCTGCTGGCAGCCTTCGTGTTCATGTTATGGATCGCTGGGTAGAACCTTGCGGTCGCCATGCGATTCATAATATACTCGCCAGGTGTCAATCGTGCGTTGACGCTATCAACGTACCCACCTGTTGCCCTGGCTATGGCTGGTTGGCTAGTTACAGCCTTTAAGGCACTTAGATCGCTAGCTATCCCACTAATCTGCTGCCTAGCCTGGCCAAGAGCGGTAGCTGCATTCCCCAATAGCTCGACCTCTATTTGAGTAGCCTCAACAACGTCACGATATTGGAGTTCTAAGGTATTGAGTATCTCTTTGGCTTGCTGCTCAGCTTGTATTGCTTTCTTAACAGTTGTAGCGGCGTTACCGATATCTTGCGTGTATTTGGCTCGTGCTTTTAAGACGTTCTCAGGTGGGCTGAAACCTAGAATGTCCTCTACCAAATAATTGATGCCTGTGGCCGGTGCTGCAAGTCCCGAAGGCTGTATGCCTTTCAACGTAGATTGCGCGGCTATCCTCGCTTCACTAGCAATCTTAAAATCGCGCCTAGCAACTTCAAGTTTCTGTTCTAATTCAGATAGCCTAGCTTTTAGGCCTTCCTGTCTTGCCGTAGCACCTTCCTGCTGGCTTGTAGCCCCAGCTAAGTCAGCTAGCGCAGCGCCGCCGATAACTTGCTGAGCGCCTACTTCAACGCCAAGAGTACGTAGCCGCTGGACAGCCGAGACATACTCGTCTGCACGGCGTTTTAGCACTTCCGACGATGCGGTATCTAAGCCTTGTAATAGGCTCACTAATTCTTGCATTGCAGACTTAATGGCCTCTATATTATTGAGTCGTGATTGATTTTCGGTATCAAGTTGCTGCTTCCTAGCTTCGGCAACTCGACGTTCTTCCTCGGCGAGTTTCTTAGCTAACTCACGTATCCGTATTAGGATTGAAAACCGATCTTCATCAAGTTCTTTTGTTAGTGAAATTGCTTCCTTCAAACTAGTAACATTACCAGCTTTCGTCAGTCTACCAATTTCCGCCTTGATAGCTGCTGGGCCGGCTTTGATAATAGCCGCGAGTTCATCTGAACGTATAGCTGAATTGATCTCATTAACTACATCGATATATTCTTTAGATTTGCCGAATAGGCCACTAATCTCTAAATTAGCAGCTGATACCTGAGCCTCAATTGCATCGACAGTCGAAGCCACAACGGCTTGGATACTTGATCCAGAAGCAGTAATCACTGCGGATGTATTAGCAATGATTTCATTTTGTCGAACTTTGACAGCATCAAAAGCTAGCAATATGTCTCTGTTAATCTTAGCAGATATCTCTTTGACTTTTGTAGCCCTATCATTTAGTTCAGCAGTAATATTTGCAATTTCTCGTTTCCTATCCGATTCTGCCTGTCGCCTAGCAGCTGCTGCCTCGGGACCGCCACCGAAAATAATCTTCCACCCTTCGATAGCATTATCGGCTAGGATCAGTATGCTCTGACCTAGCTCGCCAAACAGATTCTTGACCTGTTGGCCAGCCTGTTGCGTGCGCTTGCCTGCACTGTCAAAAGCTATCTTAACTTTCTCGCTGTAGTCTGTAGCTGCATTGCCTAATTCGATGTAGCCTCGGCGGAAAGATTCAAAATACGGACCAACCTGACCAATGACGCCTCTAATGGCGCGGATATCGCTGAACTCTTTAGCAATGATCTCATCGCCACGCAGTAATTCATTGTTAAGCAGTTCAAGGACGCCTAGCCAGCTCTTAGAGGCTATCAGAGCCTCACCAGTGGCTGCGCCCCACTCCTTGTACTTCCTCTTCAACTCCTCAGTCGGTCTGACTAATTTGTTGAAAAGGTTATATAGCTGAGTTTGGGCGTCAGCGGTTTTAACACCGTTAAGAGTCAGCTGCCTCAAAGATGCTAAGACATCCTGGAGAGACAGTCCCAGCTGATAAGCCGGAACAAGCGTCTTACCAAAAGTATTGGCCAGATCATTCGCGCTAATGTTACCAAGGTCGATGGCCTTAAAGAGCAACGACGCGATTTCTTCTGTATCTCCAGCGGTTTTGCCTAAAGCGTTAATCGTGTCAGATAGAGTTTTAACAGCGGTACCGGTATCCGTACCTGTGATCTGAGCAAACCTAGCGGCTTCCTCGGCGAAGTCAATGATCTGATTCCGAGATTCCCCAATCTGTGCAGACAAGGCCTCGTAGGCGGCCTTTGCTACGTTAATCCGTTCAAAGCCCAATCTACCACTAAGTTCAGTGATAGACTTTGACCAATCTTGGAATGTACTAGCTGTGTCGCTAGATAGAGTTTGGATACGCGATATCGCCTGCTCGAACTCGATAGCGTCTGCTATGCCTGCGCCTATAGCGCCTGTGGCAGCAAAGAAAGCTCTGTTCGAGGCATTATAGACAACGCTCTTGGCTAGATTCTTAGGATTGATCGGCAGGTTGAGACTTGGAGTTTGTGCAACTGGCTGTGCCTGGAGATTCTTCAAATCGGCTTGAGCACGTATCTGGGCCGACCCTGCCAGCGTGGCCTGAGCGTTAGCACGCATCTGAGCCGCAAGACTCTGACTCGTAGCCCGAAACTTTTGCGCTCTGGCATCCACAGCCGAAAGACTTAACTCTAATTGCCTATTGGCCGAGATTTGCAAGCCAGTTGCACGTATTTGAGCTGCAGATCCAGCAGTCGCCCATCGCTCACGCTCTCTAGCGGATCTAGCAGCTGCGCGGGCTACAGCATCGGCTTCTCGCTTGGCCTCTGCTTCAACTGTCTTAACCCGTTGAGCTTCGATACGGGCTAATCGAGCAGCAGCCCGCGTAGCAGACTCAACTTGCCGATTATGGCCGGTGATAATAGTCCCAACTACTTTGGCCGCAGATTTCTGTAGGCTTAAGTCAGCCGACAATTGGGCTCGGACGTACGCGCGATTCGCAGTATCAATAGCTTTGAGAGCGTCTTGAATCTGCTTAGAGCCCTTAACGAAGTCACTGGCATCAAAGCCTGCTTTAATCAGATCGGTCATCGTCCCTCCTGCTTGATCCACGACGTGAGTCGCGGAACTGCTGATGGCCAGTGTTCTTGCACATAACTATTGAAAGCCCGTTGACCTGCTACTAGAGCAGCCCACAGTGCTTCGTTCTTTGACCATTGATAGATTCGGATATCAAATTCTAATCTGAATATAGGTCGTTCTTTTGTACCATAGGTAAGCGTGAACGCCCGCTTACCGTATTGTTCTCCAAGGTCAGGGCCGCGAGTTAGCGACTTCCTCCACGTGCCACCAGGAGTGTAAGCCCCTTTCTGTGGTCCGCGTTGGGGCCGTATCGCTGATCTCGCACTAGTGAGCATCCGTACTGCTCTAGCAAGAGGCAGTACGGATGCCCTAGACATACCAGTATCAATATGGACTGCTGGCAAGACATTTCGTACAAACTCTCTAACAGCCTCATTAAAGAGTTTCGTCATATTTCTATGCAGGTCACGTGTGAACGAACCTACATCGGCTTTCAAGGGCCTATATCGGATTTTGAGCATCATTGCCTCCAGCCTCCTCGAACAACCTAAGTTGTTCGTAACCCAAGACCATAGCCTTGATCCAGGTATCGCAGTCATCGAAGGAATCTGCAACACCTGGGGGCCGTATGCCCAGACGCTCACAAGCACGCCAGATGATATACTCTGCCGTGCGGAAGTCAGGATAGATGGGTCTTATACTCGACCCACTCCAGCTAAAAAACGCTTAGTCGCCTCTTCGATACGCTTGTTCGAGAGACCATTGGCATCAATGGTGGCATTGATGAGCGCCACGATCTCAGTATCAGAGAACCCAGCAGCCTTGAGATCGGCAGAGTAGTTCTTCCAGGTACTTGGGTCGGACGTAACCGAATCCCACTCAAGGCCTTCCGTGGCTCTGAGGGATTCTACGACGATCCACGACATGCGCGTCTCAGCGTAGGCCGTAACGGCGGCTTGATACTGAGTATCAGTCACGTCGCGGGCAGTAGTGCCGTCCTTATACGTGATAACAGGAGCCTCAGGCTCTTTGACGATGGACTCGAAACGTGATAGGTCAACGACGCCACACTTGAAGACCAGGTCACCCTCTCGACGAGGGATGACCACGACTTCTGGAGCGGGCTTGTTGATGGGCTTACCGGCGAGCTTCATAGGAGCCTTTCTGAAAAGCCGGCGGGTAATGACCCGCCGGCGTTAGGGGTTTCAGGTGGACTGAGCCGCGCGAACAGTCGTCGCGTACTTGGCATTGCACTTGCCAGCGCAAGTGATCTGACCAGCCCGCGGATCGTGGTCGAACGACTCCCACCGGAAGTCCGGCAAGGTGATCGTTTCCTTGTCCGAGGACGAGCAGTTCGGCTCGTAGGTGATCTCGATATCGACAGCATAGGGGCGGCAGGCGTCCGAATCCGTCGAGGTCCAATTAGCAGCCGCTCCGATTTGCTTAAGGGCATCTTCGACGCTGGGCGAACCAGTCGTCGAAAGGGCACCCTTGATATACTCCCAATTAAAGGTGAAGTTGATGTCCATAGGAACGTCATCACCCTCACGCACTTCATCAATCACGCCACGGTCCAGCAGATACTCCATATTCCGCTTCTCGGAATAGGTCAGATTGCCATCACCGATCTTGATGGTCAACTCGTTCGGAGTAGCGGCGCCATCCTTGATCTTCATGGTGCAGTGCTTAAGGCTGAGTCTAGCCATGCGTCATACCTCCAGGTACATCTCGTAGTGAGCCTCCACAGTAGCCTGCAACAATGGAATTGCTGGGTCAATTTGACCGAAATGATTCGTTTGAATCCTCTCTCGGTTCCTAATATCCTGAATTAGCTCCAGGCAGCCTACTAGCGTCTGCGTGTCGTCTGTACTCGTACCGTACTTATACACGGGTATAGTGTCAGTGAAGGCTGCGGCCACATCACCTACCATCCTATGTATAGTGTGATACGAAGTATCAGTCATCACGCTTTGCGTCAAGACGCTAAGCTCAATGTATAGACGCCAGAAGTCCTTGCTCTCCTCGGTGTAGTATGGGCCATCCATACGTATTTCCACCAAGTTCTCGGGCTCTGCGGGAGTCCGGCTTTGACCTTCGATGAATACTTGATACTGCGTAAGTCGATCAGACAAGTGCTTACTGATTGATGCAAATATCCAACGAGCCCAATGAGGATTTGCACTCATGTCGTTACCTCCTGGACAGCGTTGATTCTGTCACCAACCATGACATAGACATGTTCGTCTTCATAGAGTTCGACGGTCTTTAGGGTATATACTTGATTGCGGAATATGATCTTATCCTCTAGCGTAATCTTAATTCTTTCTGTTCCAGAGCTGTTCAAATATGGTAGATCCTTGATATCAACAATGAAAACTCGTTCATTCTTTGTGAAAGTGCCACCGTAAGCGAAGTTCTTGTTTGCAGCTAGAAATGTGAGATCGTATATGAAGTCTCGTAACTGTGATACAGGCATACAGACTACACGCCTGATGTACGTATCTGTGTAGGGCTTAGTGGAGACTCCGGTCGTCACATCGTACGTGTTCGGCCCAGCATACTGACGAAGGTAGCCAGGCAATCCATGTGTGAACTTGACGGCATACATGGTATTACGTACCTCCGTAAGTGTGTTGCGCCATAGCCTATGCTCGTAGGGCGTGTAGATGTTGATAGCGGCGATCAGCGTCGTTGCCAACGCGGTCGCAGCATCGAACACGCCTGCGATGAAATTCGTCGCGGTACCGGTACCGGAGAGTTGAACAAAAGGCGCTGAGCCAATGAACTGGCCAACAACCTTGACCACGCCAGTCGTGGCCAGGTTCAGCACAGGGACCGTTACAGCCGAAGAACCAACGAACTTAAGACGGCCAGAGGCTGCGGCCGCAGCTGCGGGTACGGTACCGGCAAAGGCACCGACATATTCCTGGTGGCCTGTAGCCGTCGCTGTAGCCTTCGGTACAGTACCGGTGAACGACCCTGATACCTGTGAGGCGACATTGCCAGTCGCTGCCGTAGAGGCTAATGGTGAGGTACCTGACAACGAGCCTTGATATTTCAATGAGCCTGTGGCGCTCGTTGTAGCATTAGGAGTCGTACCAGCGAACGAGCCTAAATTATTGGACACCACACCCGACGCCACCATCGTGGCCTTAGGCGTAGTAGCTGCGGCAGATCCTCTGAACTCCAGTACGCCTGAGGCGATGACGCCAGCCTTAGGTACTGTTCCGTCAAACGTGCCAGTAAGCTGGAGTTGCCCACTTGCACTGACGGTAGCCAACGGGCTCGTTCCCGCAAAAGAACCCAAATTATTGGCTACCGCTCCCGACATCGCCGCCGTGACCAGCGGCATAGACCCAGCAAACGTGCCACTAATAACCTGGGTACCGCTAGCTGTTGCAGCCGCTAGCGGAATGTTTCCAGCAAACGTGCCGGTGATACCGGAATCACCAAGAGAAATTGTCTTGGCTGACGGTGACCTTAAGGGTAATGCCACCGCCATGGCTCAGTCTCCAAACTTGAAGGTCAGACTTTGGCCGCTCTTGGTTGTTGACTCTTTTGCTGTCGCGATCACATCACGAGTATTGTCGTACCATGTCACGGATACCGTCCCGTCACCAGTACGGCTGCCGGTCACAAGGCGCTCCTCAGTGGCGTCATCCCGTACCTCAACGTCCACCGTCCCACCGCTTGAGCCACTGATCGTTAGACTAGTTGTAAATGTATAATCATGCCAGTTGACCCAACAATATGCGAATATCTCACGTGCGGTTGACGTCAGGGACGCCGTGCAGGCTGCGGCCACCGGATCAACCACATTGGACGCGGGATCTGTGGGCCACCGCTTCACCTTCTCCAAGCCTTCGCAGGCATGCCACCTTGGGCCCAAATTGGCGTCAGTGTTCCAACTGGTTCCGCCTTCAACCACCCAGCCCAGATTATCACCAATCTTCACAGATAGACGGGTTGTTGAACCTTGGGTAGCACCGACCAGTTCATTGACAACTGCGCCCGCGGAACTGATGAAATATGACGCCTCGTTGATATAGAATCGAAGCGATCCTGAGACTGAGGCGGCGGCCGGAGTACCGAAGTTGGGAAAGTGGTATGCCGGAAACATGGCGGTGTTGTGTCGATTATTGGTTGCCTTATCGTAATAGTAATTGACGTAAATCATGGCCATCACGCCGCCGGCCACAGTCGGCGTGGTAGTCGCACGCGCACTGATGGTTAAGGTATTCTTACCCCTGGCAAAGCTAATGCCGGAACCGGCAACACCGCCGGCATCGAAGCGTTGCGTGATGGACAGAGGTCCAGATACGTCCGCCGGAGTTGCGCCATAAGCGCGGGCGGTCTGGCTGCCAAACGCAAACTCCATAGTGCCAGGGTCGGCTGACTGCTGCCACGTGATTTGTGCGCCAGACTGTAGCAAACCAACATTCGTGCCCTCAACCCAAAACTCCACAGTTTTGAATGTGCGCTCCGTAGCGGCTGTTCCGGTGGTCAACGTCATCCCGACTTGCGCTGGAATAACGTCGGTATGCGTAAGGACCGTGCTGCTGGCGTGGTCATACTCGTACGTTACCACCATGAGCGCGCCGGCATGCGCAATGGTCGCGCCAGCAACATTCGTAACGCGCATCTTGAGGTCATGCGCCGCTGTAGTTGTGATATCCGCCCGGCGCCAAATACACTCCATGTAATAGTCGGACTGATTCACAGCATCAAACGGGCCGATAGTGGCTTCGCTTTCGGAATCCAATGCCAGGCCCAGCGACCAGTCGGTTGTACCTGCCTCGTTCGTGTTGAACGGCAACACAAAGTAACAATCTCGTATGGTCGGGCTTGCCTCTTTGATGAAACCACTACTGGTCAACTGTGGCACGCCACCAGATCCACCGACCGTTTGGAGTGTTGTAGTCAGATCAGCAGTCAAACCGTCAAGAGGGATCACAAGCGTGTTCAACTGCGTCGTCAACGTATCGTCATACTCGTATGTTATGAACAACTCCCCTGTCGTGATCCAGTGACGGCCGGCCGCCGCCTCCCCTCGGTGACATTGACAGATACGGAAATCATATTGCTTGCTGGTATCGGACGACACCCAGGCGGCGGTCATCGCAGACGTGACATCCACTTGGAACACGTCGCCGGTAGTCTCGCCCGCCGGTACGAAGTTGTTGGTTGTCGTCCACCGAGTACCGACTGTGGCCCAAGCGGCGGATCCCCATCTACCTTGCATGAACCGATGCTCGATGGCCGCGACGGAGTTGAACGAAACGCCGACGCGGAGGATGGCGTGCCGAATGGTGCGATTCACCCCAGACTCCGGAAGGTAGACAGTCCCGGATAGGGTCCGCATCTTGCCGAAGTTGATACCGGACGCAGTGCCCGCAGTAGTACGGTTCGTGGTGATGCGCTGGCGGATGTAATACAGCGATGCGGAGCCATTGACGGACGTTGTTGCCCACGTGTCAGGTGGATCCCAATAGGAGGTACCATTATCAGCGAGGGTCCCGCCAGTCACCGTGAGTGTGGTCCATGCAGTCCCGTTCCAATACTCCCATGCAGCCGCGCCGCCGGATGGGGCAGTCGAGACATCGCAGGAGAAGCACGCAAAGACGGCAGTAGACCCGAAGTAGATGGCATCATCGACGACTGACGGCAAAGGCACGTCAGCAGTGGTCGCATTGTTGATGGCCGACGTGCGATCTGTGAACGCAGTGCCGCCAGTTAACGCCACCCAACACTGGTTGATGTCGAATGTCTCTGCGACAGTCGTGCCCAGGGAGTACCTAACTGTTTTGGTTCGGATGGCCATGTCTTCTCCGCATTAAATGGTGGCCCGCCTAACAGGCCACCTTGATATGTAATATCAGTTAGGGATAATTAACCGGTGCAATAGCTGCTTACGTTCAGTAGGGCTCAGCGCCCTCCACGACTCAAAGCTCAAATTGGCAAGTTTCCATGGCTCAGAAATTACCTGGCCTTTCGCAGCAACCTTGAAGTCCGGGACCGTGAACTTGTAGCCACGATAGTCTAGGTCGGTCATGACGCAGGCTGAGTCACTGTCATGCTGGTGATCGAAACTACCGCGCCAAGGCTGATTGAAACGCTATTCAGGATCAGGTCAGCGCCCGATGTGCCAATTGTGAACTCGAATACGGTCGCTAAGTCGCGGTCGACGACCCGCCCGACAGCAGCGTCCCCCGCCGCAGGGGCCGACGTCTCGTCGGCAATAGCATTAGCAGTGGCAACGCCACTGGCCGCAGCACCGAAAGCAGGATTTGCAAAGTCGCACTCAAATAGCATCGAGGCGAACGCAGCAGTATAGCCACGGATCTTGCCATTGGCATTCGTGCTGCCGGCATCTATAGCGTCAACAAGAGCATTGCACATGCTATTGCGAACGCCCGTGGCTATATTATTGATGCTCATGAAGCCCTCCAAGGTTGTGTTGTACCCTAGCGACACATTCGTGATTGGCCCAATTTTCAGAGATCGTTTTGAGTGCCATGGTTGCTACCTTGGCAAGCTCTTTTGTCTCTTTATTATCTCTGTCCTCAAGGTCTCGTAGGCGCTGAACCAGATTTGCACGCTCAGCGTTATCGGCTTTGGCCCTGGACCAGTCCCGCAGCACGAAATAGATAAGCAGTACAACCGTGATACCGTATCGCTCCACCAAGTCTGCTATCTGCCCAACTTGAGTCGGCTCAGCCGCTGCAAGGGCACCAAAGAATCCGAGGACCGCTAATATGTCGTAGAGCTTGGTCATAAGGAAAGCCCGGCCTAGTTTCCTAGGCCGGGCTAGTTTCCTATTACGACACCACCGGGGCGATCATGCGGCTGTCAAGGACCTTGACACCGCACAGCATGTCGAGGGTCACGCGAGTGCCCTGATACTGAGAATCATAGTCCATAGTGACACGAACGCTGATTCCGTTGAAGTTCATCACAGCAGTCCGCACGGCAGCGGCCGGAGTGGCCAGCGGACGGTTGACGAACGCGATTGCATTCTTGTGGAACGCCATGCCGAAGTCGCCATTCGGGCCAAGACCCAGCACAGCATTATCAGCCAGGCCAGCAGCCAGCGAACGCTCCAGGAACATCTCGGAGCTAGACGGGCTGTCAAGGATGCTGTACTTGTTGCTGGAGGCGTCACTCACCAGCTGCCCCTTCTTGAGGGTGTAGCCGGCCGTATCGTAAGCGATGGCCTTGTTGTAGCCGGCCGAGTAGCCAGCCACCAGGTTCACCGCGCCGACAGCGTACACACGTATCACGGCATTGTCCGCCACAGCCTCGACCAAGCCGCTTTCAATGGTCAGCTGGGTGGGAGTAGCACCACCGACGGTAGCGGTGATGCGATACGCCTTGCCATCGACTGTGCACCACGAACCGTTGGCGATAGCGGCGCTGAACCCGTCAACAGTCAGGACAGTCGTACCGGCAGCGTAGCCGCTGGCGTAGTTGATGGCACCTGCCACGTCGCTAACACCGCTGATCGACGGGGCATTCTGGCAAGCATAGATATTGAAACCATACTTGCGTCCCAGCGAGCCCTCGCGCAGGGCGGTGCCCTCATCGCCGATCTTCTCGGCACTGGTGAACGCTTCCAGGTTCAAAAGCGCAGCCTCTTGAGCCGGGGTGATGACCATGCTGCGCATAGCGCCGGGAACACGGTTGGTCTCCAGCCTCTGACGAGCGGCCACAACGGCCGACACATTCAGCGGAGTGCCGACCTTGCCGACCTGGTAAGCGAGGGCCTGGTAGACCTGGCCCAACACGATCTGGTCAGCGGCCTCGGCCAGCGAGCTAGCCGCGGGAGCCAGGTACTCGTTGACCAATTGCTTGAACGACTTGCTGCCTTCGCCATCATAAATGATGAAGGTAGTGTGCAGGTGCTGATCCATGGGCACCTGAATGCTGGTGGCAGTCGCGTCCTGCACAGTCACAGCATCCCCATCCACCTTGCGCTTGGCCGAGAAGGTGGCCGGGCGCCGGGTATTGACCAGATCACCCACACGGGCGACCTCGTTCTCAAAGTCCCGATGGACCAGCTGGGTCGCGACCATGCGCGATTCCAGGATCATCAGGGTCTCCTGCGCCCACATCTCCGGGACGTAGGCATCGTTGCTGTTCGCGTAGGCGCGAATAGGCTGAGTCTTGGACATGTCGATACTCCGTATCTGTTAGGTTGATTACTCGAAACGACCTTCGCGACGAGCTTTCCGATAGGCTTCGGGATCGGACTTGGCAAGATCAGCGAGGGACTTCCCCTTGCTATTGCCAGTATTACCCAGCCCTCCGGTTCCAGAACCCTGGAATAGATTTTGGAAATCAGGCAACTCGGCCATTTTCTTAACGGCCTCGGCAGGTGCCAGTTCCAATTCGATAGGTTTGCCGCTAGTGTCCAACGTCCGCAGCTTGGTCTTAACGGCAAGTTCGCCGGTGGGCTTGCCCTGCTCATCTAGGACTTCCACCAAACGAGTATCACGTTCAAGGATTGCGACGATCTGACTCGGATTGTACGCCTTGTTCGACGCAGCAGCGTCGGTCAAGTCGCGCTTGATAGTTGAAGTCTCGAACTTGGTTCGCCAGGCCTTGACCTCGTTGGTCAGACGCTCCTCAGTTTCTCTGGCGAGTTTCTGAGCCTTGGCGACTTCCTGTCGAGCTAGTTCCTCTTTCGACATGCCTTCCGTCCTGAGGGCTTCGATACGAGCTTCGAGAGCCGTACGGTCCTCGGCGGTCAGCTTACTTTTCTGCTTAAGGGCCTCCAGTTCCTGAGCGGTCTTCTGAGCAGTGTCCTGGGCCTTCTTCCGCTCGGCAGCCACCAACTGCTCTACCTGTTCTTTGGTGAACATGGTAGGCTCAGTCTTGGGCTCTGTACCTTCAAAGGCCCGAATCGTGCGATGCTTAGTCATGGTTGTCCTTTCAGACTCGTACGAGTTGCATTTCCCACGGTGAACGCAGATAGGGCTGGAGGTATCTCCAAGCCTCGATACTTGGTATCCCTGCTACGATATGAAGGGGTGGGTCACGCAAATCGTATGTGGTTTTGAGCTTCCCAATCTCTTGGGTTGCCATATTGAGATTCCTGAAATCGATTTCAGGATCGTTACCGTCCAGTAGTGCGAGAGCTAACTCGCACGTAGCGTAGATAATATCGTCGGGTACTGTGGTGTCCGGATCGCGTGGGAACTCATTCCCTTGTGCTGGGTCAGTCTTCGTTCCAAGGAAGTTGAGTCTGTCGATGATGCGTGTTGCGTGTGCAAGAGCTTTGTCTTTGACGGTGTCGCCGTCTGGATTAGTCGGAATACGCGTCCAGACCTCTGCATGCAGATGCTCCGCGAAATAGGTATCGGCATCCGTCCGATCTGCATAGGCAGTCATTTGCGTACCCTCTTTTTGCCGTCGGTATCCGTATCAGCAGATTGAGAGGTTTTCTTCTCATCCTCGCCGGCGTTATCGTTGGTGCTCATATCAGCTACACCGCGGGCGCCAGCTTCCGACTGGGCCAACGCGATACGGGCTGCACGTTCGGCATGATCTTTCTTAGCCTGTTCGACTTCACCAGCCGGATACAGTCGAGCGGTACTGGCCGTTTCCGTCGATACAAAACCAGCCTCGTGATCGCTGCGAATGACCTCAGGATCGATCACCACGACTTCGGCCTTATCTATCTCTGATTCGATCTTGGTCATCTGCTCAGTCGAGATACGCGTACCAATAGTCAGTCGGGCCGCATGCTTGGCAGCCTCCTTCTGGTAGCTGATAGAGGGGATCTTCGCCGCGAGTGTGATACTTGAATCCGCTTCCTTATGGCGCTCCTCATCAGTCTTGAGTGTGTATTTGCTTGGATAAGATACAACCGCAGGCTTGTCGCCGACGTAGGCCGCCCAAATCTCGGCGATGTGTCGCTCGCCCTTCTCCAGCACAGCGCCGATGAAGGACAAACCGGCCTCTAGGCCCTGCTGATCCTTGTCCTTTGAGTCAGACGAGGACCGCTGCGGAGCCAGGTTGGTGAGGGCCATGCTGAGCAGTTGTCGGATTTCCCGCTTCAACTGCTCTTGCTTCTCCATCGACACCTGCATAGGCTCAGGGGAGGGATGTATGAAGCCGGGCCGCTCAGCCGCAGGCGGATATGCGATACCTGTGCTGGCCCCAGCGGCCACGGTACGGGTACCAGACGCAGCAGGTGCAGCACCGTCCGATGACTGCTTGGCAAAGATATTGTCCTTGCCAGAGACCTGCTGAGTGAAGATCGGGAAGTTACTCTTGATCGCATAGCTCAAGTCGCTGGACGCGAGGTTGAGCAGTGCGATCTGGTAATCCGCGATGTCCGTCAGCAATGATTCGGGAAGCTCGAAGATTGCAACCGGAATCATAGGCAGGTTCAGGAACGATTCGTCGATACTTTCACCTTGCTGACGCGTGACCTGGACGCCACCTGGTACGCGTACCAACGTCAGAGTCTCGTACTCGTCCTTCGTCGTAGCGAGTCCAGCATCATCGACGACAGGGTAAGACCGCTTGAGTCGGATCGCACGCAGTGAGCCATCGCGGTCCTTGGAGTAGGCATCGATATCTTCCAACACGTAGTGGTAGAGATACGGACTGGATTTGGACTGGTCGGCCTTCGTGATGCCCGGATTCGGATCCCGATCCACGAACACTGCGACCTGACTAGCGACCAGTAGTTCCGGAAGAATCGTGCTGGCGATGTATGTGTTCATACTATCGCCATTGCTCACGCCGGTGTTTTGCCCATATACAGCTCTCTGATACGAGGAATCTCCACCGACGCGCGTCACGTCGGATAGACGTTCCGCGATGGCGTTAATAACTTCCCGCACAGCGAGCTTGCTATGGGCTGGGCAGTACGTGAACGACTTGCGGACGGTGAAATCGTCGTCGGTTTCACGGCTACTGAACCGTTGCAAATACTCGTTGACGAACGTTATCCCACCCTCGTAGGTGAGGCGGTACTTAGACAGGTCTTGTACCCATTTAGGATTCATAGTCAAAGCATCCTCACCACAAGGGGTTGCGGATCGAACAGGTCGGCAGCGAGTGGCAGAGCAATTTCACAGTAGTTGTGGGCGTGAGCATAGTGGTCCGCTCGTTCACCGCTAACATATCGTCCGACTGGATTGCCCAATTTGTCCTTATCATAGATACGTTTCGGAACCTGTATCTGAGCACAGTAGTCTGGCTCGACGTTGAAGGGGATATTGATTGCCCCTTTAATGAACCGACCCAAAGAGAGATCGAGCCACACGGTACGGTCTACCGTGATGGTATGTTCGTCCTCGGCGTGAACCGAGATCTGGCGTGTATTGGTCGTTGTACCATAGAAGCACAACTTAACCCGTCCATTGTGTCGGCAGGCGAACTCGTACGCCTTGCGACGTTCGGGGTTCGCGTCGATCACGCAGAACGTGACCTTGTACTGCGCCATGAGTGTGTCAAGGTCTTCAAAGTTGAGGACCGTGCAAGCATGCAAAACCTTGGGTCGAGCCGCGAGGGATATATCGTTTGAGCCACCTACATGGCTCCATTGGGCTATCTCGACGTGAAGGAACTTACCAACGTCCACGCCCATCGTCACGATATTGGTATCAGGAGCAGAGCCAGTGGGGTAGTTGAGCTTCGCGCGGACCAGGTCCTCGTGAGTGACCGAGCAACCCTTGACAGCGTGTGGCATGCCCCACTTGGAATTATAGTATTCCTGCTCGTCGGATGGGTTGGTCTGGGCCTTCAAGAACGAGATCGCCAGTTCGTGAGGGCGAATCACGCACGAGTAGTGCTGAGGGATCCAGTAGCCAGACACCGAGCGGTTGGTGTAGGTCGGCACCCACAGGCCCTTGCCGAGCATCTGTGCCTTGGCCCGACGGTCGTCGGGGAGGCGGGCTTTACATGCTGGGCAGACCAGGTGCGAATCGCGTATGCTATCATGACCCCAGTGATCCGCCGTGACGATCAGGCATTCGGGAGTGATCTCCACTCTGCGTGAGCATGCTGGGCACGGGAACATGAAGTGTTTCTGGTCCGAGATATCGTACTCGGCGTCGATGCCGAATAGCGGTAGCGTCGGGGTGCTGATCTCGAAAATCTGCTTACTGGTTTGGCCGGAGGTACGTTCTTTGCCCAACACAACGTTGGCCTGATTCATTTCGTCGAACTCGTCGAAAATAACGTACCCTGCCGGCACGGACTTGAGCTGACTCCTGGACCGTGAGCCACGGATATAGAGGTTGGCGCTGCCGGCACGTTTGTGGCCGATGTTCTTAACGTCAGAGAACAGATTCTGCAAGTGATCGGACAATTCGAGGGCTGGATCGAAGCGCGCCGTCGAGAAGTCCGTCGCGTCCGGCGTAGCTGCTGGGAGGACATAGAGGACTGACACGCCCAAGATGTCGATCTTGTAGAACGTGCGGTTAAGGGCAACCTCAGTGAAGCCCATCTGGGCTGCCTTGCGGCCGACCACAACTTCGGAATTGTCATCGTGCATCTGGCGAGTCCACGGATGATGCTCGAAGGACCACGGACCTGGGAAGGGCTGGCCCATGACACGATACTTAAGTGCCCACTCCGAACAGCTTTTGACGCTTTGCCGGCGCAGTCCGCCGCTTATGCGGTCGGACATTAGTTGCAACAGATTACTGGCCATCGGGCTCATCCAAGAGGGAGAGGTCGGCAGCGGTAGTGGCAGCGGTAGTGGTGGGCTTCTCGACAGGCCTGACTGCATCCGGGTCCGCGAACAGCTCGACGATGGTTGCAGCTAGGGCGTCCAAGCGGTCGGCCGGGACGTACTCGGGGAGCAGGTGGACGAGGCGGTCCGTGAGGTTCATCAGGGACTGGCGATCCAGCACTTGGTTGGTCTGGACTTCCAGGCGATGACAGGACTGGACTAATTTCTCGATTTTGAGTATCAGATCGGCCACCGGGCCAGAGCGGAGAACCAGGTCGTGTGAATCCTGGCACTGGTTCAACTGCTCTTGCAGCATCAGGCGGAGGATCGCGATTTCGTCACGGAGGTTCTTGACGTGGGCGCTATCCAGGAGTTCCCCAGCCTCTTTCTGCCAGCACTTGAGCTTGAGGTTATACATCTGCTGTCTCTCCTGTCGAGCTTTGATACCAGTACCACCGTGAATGGGGCAGTACTTCGTACCAGGAACTATTTTACACTGGCACTGCCCTATAGCGGTGACACCTTGGCAACGCTCAGGATCTTCTGGATGGCTGATACGCCGCATCTCTGTTAGTGCCATATGAATCCTTAGGCAGGTCTTTTGATATCAAATATCAAGACGTGATAGACCCCCGCCGTAGGATACGGATGGCGGGGCGGAATCTTTAATTGTGACTCACGAGGACTAACAAAGGCTGCGTTAGTCAGGTGCTCAAAAATTAAGCAGGTGCGCAATCGTGGCATGTAGGGTAATCCTACATGTAGGGTAATCCTACATGTAGGATAATCCTACATGTAGGATAATCCTACACTCGTCGCGCCAGGCAGGATTAAAAGCCAATGAAGTCCTGCCTGGCCTACTCGCTTCTAGATACAGGGATCGTTCACGGGATCGTTCACGGGATCGTTCACGGGATCGTTCACGGGATCGTTCACGGGATCGTTCACGGGATCGTTCACGGGATCGTTCACGGGATCGTTCACGGGATCGTTCACGGGATCGTTCACGGGATCTGAGTCACTTTGCCACAGTTGCTTGAGTCCAACCGGGTCGCGATGCTCTGGCTGTTGATATCCGGTATCAAGCAGCTTGAATCCTAACTCGGGTCGCTATGTGCGGGAGTACCCTAGGGCGGCGCCAGGTCGCACGGGCATCGAACTAACACGCAAACAAACCCACCCTCCCCATGACAGGCCGACCAGGTATTGTTATGGGTCAGTCTCGACCCTCACCGCCAGGCGACCGGCAACTATTGTTATGGGTCAGTCTCGACCCTCACCGCCAGGCCGACCGGCAAGTATTGTTAGCATTCGTTCACTCACGATCTCGCAGCATCATGACGGGTGGGCTTGACACGTCCCGACCAGGCACTAGTCTGGGTGGCATGACGCCGAAGGCCCAGATTCGACACTGCGCACGACAGACCCATTCGGGTCGGTGCGTGGTGCGATTTGTGGCCAGGCGTTAACAAACCGGCTCAGACCGGAAGGACGGCCCCCATGCCCCTCCACATCACACTCGCGGCACGCGGTCCAGCGTCCAAGGCGTATACACTGAACTCGCTCTTGCCCCTGGCCCACAACGTCATCAGGCGCGGATATGACGCGTCGGAACCGCTGACGGTCGGCGTCGACGATGGTACGGGTACCTGCCCGGTCGGCTTGATCAGGTC